GGTTTTTCGGAGAATAACAAGGATTATAGAGGTTGTTTTAAATGAAAGAGCCGTGGAATAGAGTATTTTTTTAGCGGTTTCGTTTTTTCTTTTTTAAAAGATTTCATTACCTTTGCCGATGTTTTCAGAATAAAGGGAAACGAAACCTGCGGCAATAGCTCAGTTGGTAGAGCATCAGCTTCCCAAGCTGAGGGTCACGAGTTCGAGCCTCGCTTGCCGCTCTCTTGAAAATCAAGCAGTTACAAATAAAGTAGCTGCTTATTTTTTTATGTATGCTGAATAACATTCCGCTTTTAGACCCTTTTAAACCCCTTTAATCTTATCTTTGTATGCAAATTCTATGCAAATTTTCAGATTTGCATAAACTAAAAACATAGATATATGGCAACGGTTAAATTCTACCTTGATAAAAGAAGACAAAAAAAAGATGGCACTTATCCGATAAAGTTGAATGTATTCCACAACAAACAAATAATGATAGCTACGCAGCTAAGTGCATCGGAAAAAGAATGGAATGGGAACGAATATTCTGTGCGTGCACAAAATTACAAGCCGAGAAATATAGTTGCCCGTGGAATAATAAACAAGGCGGAAACAGTAATATTTACTTTAGAGCAACAAGAAAAGTTGAAATCAACTACAGACAAAGCTTTGAAGAAGTTGATAGAGGACGCTATAAGTAGCAAGGTTGAAAATCAAAAGACGTTTCTCTATTATCTTGATGAATTCGTTTCCAAGAAAACCAATCAGGGGACTAAGTCTATATATACAACCACAAGAAACAAGATTGAGGAATACGATAGTCATTGTACTTTTGAGAGCATGGATAAGTCGTGGCTGGAAAACTTTGAAGCGTGGATGGCAAAGACGATGAAGGTTAATGCCTACGCTATTCATTTACGGAACATACGTAGTGTATTCAACTACGCCATTGATGAGGAGTACACAACATTGTATCCATTCAGAAGGTTTTCAATAAAGAAAGAGGAAACCCGAAAACGCAGCCTTACAGCAGAACAACTTAGGTTATTGAGAGATTATCCATGTGAGGAATACCAGATTAGATATAGGGATATGTTCATGCTCATGTTCTATCTCATAGGAGTAAATGCAGCCGATTTGTTTAACGCAAAACATTCTGCATTGGTAAATGGTCGTTTTGAATATAAAAGAGCTAAGACGGGGAAATTATACAGTATTAAAGTAGAACCGGAAGCGCAGGCTATAATTGAGAAATACAAAGGGAAGGATTATCTTCTTAATATAATGGATGAATACGGAAATTACAAGGATTTTCTACATCGTATGGGAATAGGGTTAAAACAGATTGGAGAGACAGAAAGGAAGGGATTGGGAGGGAAAAAGAGTAGAAATCCTTTATTCCCTGATTTGTCCTCATATTGGGCAAGACACACATGGGCCACGGTAGCGGCAGAACTCGATGTTCCCAAAGAGGTAATCGCCCACGCGCTTGGGCATAGTTGGGCGAACAGTACAACAACCGACATCTATATCCGTTTCGATATGAAAAAAGTGGATGAAGCGAATAGAAAGGTTATTGATTTCGTGAACAATATCAATATGTAAATATATCATTATAAATGCAATAAAATGTTAATATAAAGATACACTTCTATATCTATAATATATTGATTATTAGATGGTAATGTGTATATCATTTTTATTATATCATCCTTTTAGGCGTTCTTGCTCCCTTTTAGCCCCTTTTAGCGACAGAATGAAAAGTAAATATTAAAGATTGTTCCTTTTCTCCGATTGTGCAAAAAAACATTCCTACTTTTACCCGTGTAACAAGTACGGGATGTTACCAGACATTGATTAAACATTCTCCTTATGGAGGTTATATATGATTGCCTCGTAGTAGCTCGTACCTATTACGGGGCTTTCTATTTAAAGCCAGTATACAATCGGTCATGACGCTGTGTGTGCACCTCTGACCGATGAAGGAACTTTGTAGAGGGCTGTGAAAACGGGGCGGGAAACCGCAGGAAGTACGATGCAAGGAAGCACTTAGAGGATGCTTGTACGGGTGTCACCCCACCTAAAACCTCGAAGCGGATGCAGGTTGATGTCATTCGCCCCTTGAAAGGCTCGGTCGTTATACGGGAGTTTGGAACCATTCAAGAGGAAAGTCCGTTGGCCGTTTGGCTCAATACGTCCAGGTGAAATCGGACTGCCAAATCGCCTAAAGGACACTCTATACCCACGTGGCTGGTGTTGCCGGGAATTTGGGTTGAGTGTATAACCAATAAGCCATGATTAAGAACATTAAAATATGCGCTATAATTGCAATATATTTTTATTATCTTTGCAAAAGCATGTCAAGTGGCATGCTTCCCATACTAACGAAAAGACATGAAAGGACTTACAATCAAACAAGAGAATTTTTGCAACTACTACATCGAAAGCGGCAATGCTTCCGATGCTTATCGTCGTGCCTATTCGTGCGAGAAGATGAGAGACAAACAAGTGTGGGAAGAATCTTGCAAATTGTTGTCTAACCCAAATGTAGCCCAAAGGGTTAAAGAGTTGCAGGAGGAACAAAAAAACAAATCGGATATAACTAAAGAACGCATTCTACAAGAATTGTCCGGTATAGCTTTCTCATCCATTGCCAGCATGCACAACACATGGATAGAGCGTAAAGAATTTGATGAGCTCTCTGACAAAGAGAAATCAGCAATAAAAAGTATATCTACCAAGATATTGAAAAAAAATATCGGAACAAGTGATGCTCCGGAAATTGTAGATGTTGAATATGTGAAGATAGAACTTTATGATAAGATAAAGGCTATTGAGCGTATATGTAAAATGCTTGGGTTTGATGAGCCTACCGAAATAGAGATGAATACCAGCAAACCCATAAGTGTCGAGGAAGCAAAGAAACTGATAGAAAGGCTATGATGGACGGTGTGCGGTATCTACAAGCATTTTGTATGTCGGGCGTTCTCAATTACACAAAATTTTTCTTTAAAAGTAAAACAGGGCGCAAATTTGTGGTGAGCAGACACCATGAACGCATATGTAATGCGTTGGATGATGTTATTTCCGGAAAAATTCAAAAACTGATAATCAATATTGCACCACGATATGGAAAGACCGAATTAGCCGTAAAGAACTTTATATCATACGGATTGGCACTCAACCCTTCCTCAAAGTTTGTCCATCTCTCATATTCTGACGATTTGGCTCACGATAATTCAGAAGAGATTAGAGACATAGTTAAATCAGAAGAGTATCAACAGCTGTTCCCGTATGTCCAGATAAAGAGAGGCACAGACAGCAAAAAGAAGTGGAGTACCACTGCTGGCGGTGGTGTATATGCGGTATCAACAGGTGGACAGATAACGGGATTTGGCGCTGGAGAGGTGGACGATATAGATGATAAAGAAACAGAAAAAGAAATAGATAGCATATTAAAGGGGGCAAGGTTTTCCGGCGCCATTGTCATAGACGACCCTATTAAGCCGGAGGACGCTTTGTCTGACGTGAAAAGGGAAAAGGTTAACCAACGCTTTGAAACTACTATCCGTAACCGAGTGAACAGCCGAAACACCCCGATTGTAATAATCATGCAGCGCCTGCATGAGAATGATTTGTGCGGCTATCTTATGAAAACAGAGCCAGGGCAATGGACTGTTCTTTCATTGCCGGTCATAGAAAAAGAAGCGGACGGGAAAGAATTTCCTTTGTGGGAATTTAAACACACATTGGATGAATTGCATAATCTCAATAGAATAAATCCATTCGTCTTTGAAACACAATATATGCAGAACCCTACACCTATAGAAGGTCTCATGTACGGTACATTCAAGACTTATAGGGAAATACCATATACCAACCGTGCCATTCGGAAAAATTATACCGATACCGCAGATACGGGCGGTGACAGATTATGTTCCATAGATTATGTGGATACAGAAATAGGCAACTTTATTTTAAGCATACTATATACGGACGCTCCTATGGAGGTTACGGAACCGCAAGTTGCAGCTTTGCTTGCCAAAGATAGAGTAACCATAGCTAACATTGAAAGTAATAACGGTGGACGTGGTTTTGCCCGAAACGTAGAGCGACAATCACGGATAATGGGCAATAATGAAACAGAAATAAAATGGTTTCATCAGTCGGGGAATAAGGAAGTTCGAATATTTACCCGCTCCGCTGAGGTTATGAATCTTACATATATGCCGGAAGGTTGGGAAGTGCTCTTTCCTGAATTTTATGCAGAGATAAAATCTTTTAGGAAGTTCGGGAAAAACGCACATGATGATGGGGCAGATGCTCTTACCGGAACCGTAGAAAAACGCGGAGATTTTGAATATGACAGCTATGAGGCTGCGACAGTCGCATTTTCCGGCATTCCAATTGTAGAAATACATCCACTGCTTAATGGGCGTTTTCTGTATGCGAAAGCGTATGTTGTACATGATACAATATATGTGGACGATGCGTATATAGGAGAATTGATTCCCATCAAAGAAATCGCCGCGCTGGTCGCTGGTGCCGATGTAAACATTGAGACTTCGCAGGCGATGCTTCATTATATACGCGATTATAGGGCTGAAATAGGTGATGTGTGGGCAAGGCAAGAAAATACAGGGAAACTTTCTTATATTGAAGCATTTAAGGGGCTAATTCGAGATTTTAAATTCAAGAGAGATAATAAAATGTCCTTATTTATGCGTAATCTAATGGACTATGACGGCAAAGATGTCTATGAAGCAATGTATGTATTGTGTTGTATAGCGGATAGAGTAAAAAGAAAATCAAAAAAATAATCATAAAAATGCTGTTTGTTATTTGGAATTAGTCTAAATAATATATATATTTGCACACGTAGGGTCACTACAAGCGTGTGAAGTTGCACGCAACCGTATTAATGGACTAAAACACTAAATATATGGGAGTGGCCGCATTAATTTGCTGTCACTCCTGCTTTGTATATGGGCATATTTACTAAATTTTGGAAGCCAGAAAATAAAAAGTCTATCCCGATGTATGATAATGTAAATCGGGTAGAAAGAGATGCAGCAGGAAACTACTGGTTTTTGTCCGATTTGTTTGGAAGGCGTTCCAAATGGAAAGTATATTATGACATGACTGACAATTTGGATAAAGCCGGAGCGCTTGTTTCCTGTACGCCTTTCTTCACTGTAGTTGATAAAATCGGTTCTATGATGTCCCGTGGTATTCCTTATGTGGTAGATAAGGATGGAAATGAAAAAAGGACATTTGCCGATATACGTAATATACTCAACGCTCCCAATCCGCTGCAAACATTCTCTTCATTTGTAAAGCAAATTGAAATATGTCTTAAGGTATTCGGCTATTGTCCAATTGTTCTTGTTAGAGCGACAAAAACAAGCACTCCTAAGGCAATGTGGATAATTCCACCTGAGATTTTCCATATGGAAGGAACCGGTAAGGTGTTTCGCCAATACGAACTGAAAAATATTATATCAAGTGTATATATAGACTGTAACGGAACTCGATTAGAGTTGGAGGACTATGAATATCTTGTAATATATGACAGCAATATAGTAATAAATAGCGGTGCGACTGCTGATGTCAAATTTGAGTCCGTTTCAGATAGCCTTTCCCAGCCTATATCAAACTGGGTAGCTTCTATGTCTGCAAGCCATACATTGCTTGTAAATGGTGGTCCTAAAGGCGTGCTCTATAATGATTATACTGACCAGATGGGAAATGTTGCCCTTTCCTCGGAAGATGAAAAGGATATAAAGGACAGATTTAAACGTGATTATGGCTTAGTAAACAAGGAATATCCCATTTTGGTGACACGTTACAAATTAGGATGGCTTCCTCTTGATTTTAATGCTGATGAATTAAAACTTCATGAAGAGGATAAGAGGTGTACAGATAAGATTGCCAATGCAATGGGCATAAATGCCAATCTTTTTACGGATGCCAAATACGACAACCTTGAAAGTGCTGGGAAAAAGGCTTATCAGGACGTAATCATTCCAGATAGCCGAAAGATAGCAGAATGTCTTTCAAAAGCCATATGTCCGGAAGGTGTTTTTATTAAGATTGATTTTACAGATGTTGAATGCCTTCAAACCAATAAGGAGACAGAAGCCAATACATTGGTTAAAGTTGCTGATGCCTTACAGAGATTGATAGATAAGTCTTTGATAACACATGATGAGGCACGTATAGAAGTTGCAAGATACATAGATATTGACCCGGATAATCCAAAAGGAGATTTTGATAGCAATGCAGCAAGCAGTGCATCTGTTGAAAATAACGTCAATAACAGTAAGGAAAATGGAAACAATGACAAATAAATACAAAGATAAGATGGGGATGCAGTATAAATTGTTCTCCATAAACTCGAAGGATGTCCAATATAGCCCCGAAAGCCGGACTATCAGCGGATACGCTGCTGTATTCGGAAACATGGATAAGGCTCATGATATTCTATTGAAAGGTTGCTTTTCAAAAAGTATCAATGAAAGAGGGCCGCAAAGCCAGGCAAATGACAAAATTATACTCCTTTGGATGCACGACATGTCAGAGCCTTTGGGATTTATTACAGAATTGAAAGAAAATGATAGAGGGCTTTATTTTGAGGCGCGCATTGATGAGATTGAACTTGGAGATAGGGCCATAAAACAACTTGAGTCAGGCACGCTTAATCAATTCTCTATTGGCTATGAATATGTATGGGAGAATTGCGAATGGGATTACGAAAAAGAAGCCCTGATTGTTAGAGAGGTTAAGCTGTATGAAATATCGGTGGTATCAATTGGCTGTAATGGAGAAACCGAGTATTTGGGGTTGAAGTCAATTGAAGACTACGAAAACGCTTATAAGGATTTAAGCGGTGAAATTTCCTTGTTATGTAAAAATATGAGTACAACCAAGCAACAGCGTTTGCAAAAAATTATAGCCAAAGCAATGTCACTTGCATCTTTTAGGCCGGACGGTGTTATACCTGCTCCACCCAAAGGGATGGAAGCCGGCAGTAATGGCAAAACGGAAGAAAAATCATTATGTAATTTATTAAAACTAAAATCGGTATGAAATTAGGATTTTTAGAACTTATGGACACATCCGGCTTGTCCGAAGAAAACAAGAAGTTTTTTGAATCTTTGGACGAAAAAATGGGAGAAGCCTTTGAAAAACAAGTGAAAGGCTATCTTGCGGATGAAGTGAAATTGGAAGATTTGCGTAAATCCATAAAGGATGCCGCTGATTCCATAAATGACATCAAGGAAAAGGATTTTGCCGGCATTGACAAAAAGACTTTTGAGGAGAAGGTTAATGAATTGGAGAATGCCATTTTACGTGTAAAGGCTTCTACCGAAGTAGGTAAAAATGGGGAGGTAAAGATTAAATCTGTTTATGAGCAGCTACACGAACAGCTCAAGGAGTATATTGCTGCGGACAAGAAGGGCGTTATGTCTCTTGATTTGAAATCGGCTTGTCAGTCGGCTCCCGGCAATAAGTTGGGATTAAATCTTGTGCTGGAAAAGAAAGACGCTGCAACTATTACTTCCGGGTCCCTTGCTCCGCATTACGGACTTGAGGTTGACCCAAATTTATCAGTCAATCCGAGAGCGCAAACCGTCATTAGAAAATATGCAAATGTATCAAGCACAAATAATAGGGCTTTGGTTTATGCGGAATATACAAGCAAGGACGGAGATGCTGCATGGGTTCCTGAAGGTGGGCTAAAGCCTTTGATGGATGCGACATTGACAGAAAAAACAATAACCGCTGCCAAAGTGGCTATTGCTGCTAAATTTACAGAGGAAACGCTGTCGGATTTTCCCAGCTTCGTCAATGAAGTTGAAACGGAAATGGTAAATAAACTTGGAATCAAAGAAGAGCAGGGAATTTTGTCAGGCAATGGCTCTAGTGGAGAAATAAAAGGCGTTGCATCGGATATGCCGGCATTCTCTCTCTCTACTTTCTATGTTGAGAAGCCAAATATGTTTGATGCTCTTGTGGCTGCATATTCGCAAATTGTATCCACCAGCGAAATGGCTTATCGTCCGAACCTTGTACTGATGAACCCATTGGATTACGCGTCCATGCAGTTGGCTAAGGATGCTAACGGTCAATATCTCCGCCCATTCCGATATGGAGATGAATTGATTCAGGGATTGCGTGTAGAAACGACCACAGCAGTAAAACAAGGAGATTTCATCATGGGTGATTTCTCATACTTGAATATTCGTGACTTGTGGGTATTGTCTATTACCTTAGGATGGGAGAATGACGATTTCCGCAAGAATATCGTGACTGTAATCGCAGAGAAGAGGCTGATGTGTTATATCAAGTCGCAATATAAGACCGCATTTGTAAAGGACACATTCTCTACTGTAATAGAAGGTATCACTCAAGAAGCATAAGGAGAATAATTATGGGAAAAGAATATAGAATAAACCTGACTAAGCGTTATAACGTAACATTTGTCAAGGATGGTGTGAAGTATAAAACAGGCGATGAAGTTTCAGTCGGAATGGCTCTTGCGAGCAAGTTTTATGCCGAGGGTAAAATTGAAGCGACAAACGAACTGATTAATGATGCCAGAGCGTTGGGTTGCGAGGAGTTGTTCACTAAACGTAAATCTGCGAAAAAAGATACGGTATGATAATTGACTACGAATCTTTCACCGGGTTGCTGAGTGTCGGGATAAATCCTGACACTGGCGCTCCCTCTATAACAAGAGATGCGGAGTTGGGCAAAATAGAATCATATATTTCCGTATATGAACAGGAATATTTGATTCGTATACTTGGTGAGGATATGTGTAAGGCTTTTACCGATTATCTTAACTTAAAAGAAGATTCAAAAGAAGATAGCGTTGATGATAAATGGGATAGGCTGCTTGCTATTTTATCAGAAAAATACAGCCCTATTGCTTGCTATATATTTTTCAAGTATATAGCGGACGGTAATTACAGCGTAACAAATGTGGGAACAGTAACTTCTGCCGATGGAGATGCTGTTTCTCCACAAGTTTTGCAAATTAGGGCATGGAATGATATGGTAAATATGAACAAGCGTGTTTATAAACTTTTGCAAGGAAAGGAATATGCTGGTGTATGTTTCAATCCATGTATGTTACGTAAAATAAACTGTATGGGAATATGAAGCCGGTAAATGATATATTTGCGGACATTGTAAAAAAGGTATCGGAAAGATACGGAAGCAATGTGTCGTTTTTATTCGGAGACTGGGCCTACATAAGCAATCAATTAACTTTATGGGGTAAAAGTCCCAAGACAAGTAAATTGAAGTTTCCTATAATATGTCTTTATTCTCCGTTCACGGAAGATAGAAGTTCTGCCGAGACTGAGGTTAGCCTGGAGTTTATTATTATGGTAAACACTTTGAAAGGGTATTCGAATGAAGACCGGCAAAAGACTTCCTTTGAGCAGGTATTGCGACCTATATACAATCTTTTCTTGGATGAAATCAAGAAAGACATAAACATTGTCCGTAGTTACAATGATGTGGTTCCACATTCCTACATTGAAAACTACAGATATGGCAGGGTTGGGGTAATAGGAGAAGACGGGAAGCCATTCAGTGATTTTATTGATGCTATCGAGATGAAAAATGTAAATTTAACCATTAAAGAAGTAAAATGTTATGGCAACAGATTATAGAAAGTGTCCGGGCGTTGCAACTTTTAATACAGGTAGTTCCGTGTGTGTGCTTGACCCCGGTAAAATAAAAGCTATCATACTGACTATTCACGGTCATAAGATACCTACAGAGAAAACAGCGGAAGCCTTTGAAAAGGCTTGCCATGCAGACCGTCCGGGAAGAATATTCCCTATCAAAACGATTGTGGAATATGCACCTTCCGGTGGAGAGGCGCAAACTTCTGCTACGGGATACGGTCCTACTAAAATCACAAGTTATTCAGCTAAAAATGATGTATGGACTTTGCAGGACTACGATGCCAGCTTGAAAGCAAACATCATGGTGGCAAAGAATGTGGCATTTGATGCTTATTTTGTAGATGAGAACAACGTCATTTACGGAATGAATGACGGTACGAAAGATTTGGCGGGCATTCCATTGTCCGGCGTTTATCCGGGCGGTCAGGACTGGGATTCTTCCGGCACAGAAGCCAACTTGACTATCGCAACCATGTTCAAGGATTACGAAAAGTATATTAAGAACGCGGATGTGAGAGCTTATGATTTTGATGTCGTTGACGCATTGAAAGGATTGGTATATGTTGATTTGGTATCAACAGAATCAAACAAGTACAAATTGATTGAGCACTTCGGAAATTTGGATATTACGGAGTATTACGGTGAATTACTGGCAAAGAATGCAGAAAAAGCGTTGGACGGGGCGACAAGTGCTTCTTATGCTAACGGGGTCATTACTACCGTTGGCGAGGGCCCCGTTACCCTTGCATCTCCCTCTGTATTGCAAGAAGTCGGAATTACAGGTATTGAGGCTTGGACATGATAGTAGAAGGTGTAACATTCAATGAAGAGAGGGTGAGAAATATGAAGAAGAGGGACTTCATAAACACACATAAGAATGTGTTTTTTCTTGACCGACCGCCCGAAGAAAGGGAGAAAACCCTTTCGTCCATCTACGATGATATAGCATCTTCCGGTGCGGCAAGACAGAAAAAAGATGATTGTATATTATGATGGTGGTATCGTTTAATTAGGGGCGTTCATTCGCCCCTAAATTGTCTTGACTATGGCTAACATTATTGAAGCAGAAGAAAATTTCAGACGGTTTGCTACCGGATTTGAACCGATGATACGGGATATTATGGTAAAAAACAGAGAAGAAGTTTCCCAATATATTGTAGAACAACTATGGTCAGGTATTAACGGAAATGATAAACCATTACGCCCTACTTACCTTAATGACCCGTATTTCAATACCAAAGAAGCGGGGTATTGGTATAAGAACGCCAAAGGCTATGCTGCTTTCAAGCAAAGGGTAGCCCCGCTTATGTATTCTTCGCTGATAAACGCTCCGGTAAGTTCTAAAGGGACGCCAAACCTGATAATTACGGGTGAATTTCACGATTCTATTACAGCCGTACCGATAGATAAGGGGCTAAGGATTGAAAGTGTGGGGATAAGCTTTAGCGGTGATATAGAAAAGAAATACGGACAGGCGATTTACAAGGTCGGTTCTTATGCAAGAAAGGCATTCATGGAAAGGCATATAAAGCAAGGCATTGCGGATTATTTTAGAAAATTCGGTTTATAATGGGATGTGCGTGTGAAAACAAAAAGAGAATGGCAGATATAGCCAAGATGCGTTCGCTTGCAAGAAAAGCCGCAAAGATGGAGGGGAAAGTATATATCCTTTATGAGAAAGACGGGGTTTTCAATTTTTGCCCGAGAGGCGAAATGTTCAACGGGAAACTGATTGAATATGTTTGGTTCTGATATTAAAAAAAGAACACTGTTTTTTGTATAACCCCCGTAATTTTTCTGCCTTTAAATTGAAAAATATTAAAAACGGAACAAAGGCGGGAGTTATCCCGCCTTATACAATCATTTCCTGGTTATTATACTCATGTGTGGGTATTTGGTTTCATGAATTGTCGGCTTCTTGGGCTTTTCTCCTTTGAGTTCTGCAAGTTCCGCCTTGACTTCCTTAAGTTCGTTCAATAAATCCGTATATCCTTCCGTCAATCGGAGGATGTGTTGCATCATTGCTGTGCTGATTTCCATAATAGATGAATATTTGTTTTAGTCGTTATTTCTGCCATCTGCCCGCCAGCCGTATTGCTGACGGGGTATCATAACGTGAACGTTGGTCGAAACCTCAACGTGCATCTATGCTTGGTTACGTGGCAATATGTTTTTGGGTATAGTTATAGCTGTACGTCATTACTCCGTACCTGTAAATGTTTATGCTTCAATGCTATTTGATTTTTGCAATTTTCCCATCAGAAGGCTTTCCGCCAAATAGATGGTTGATATAAGCAAGTCCTTTGGGCTTGCAAAACACCTTTTGGCATAATATGTCAGGGTGGTTGTCTCTGCGTATTGGCGGCAACAGCGTCATTTCAAAGTAGCCTGCGTCAATATACTTTTGTTTCGGTTCGTTCCTGTCTTTGAAGAATATGCCCGCATCCCTTAGCTTCCCGAAAAGGGTGTTCCTCCCAAAACCGAGATTGAGTATCTTTGCGGCTTGACCTATGTCTACTTTGCCCTCTGCTTTGAAAGCGGCTTCTGCGAAGTCGGCTTTAGGCTGGAGTTTGGTAATCTTTGCATCTTTCTGCTCGATTTGCTTTTGTTGCTGCTCTGTTTCAATACGGAGTTGCTCCTTTTCCTTTTCAGAAGCTACTAACGCTTCCAATGCCTCAAGATAAGTTTGTGGAGTCTTGATAACTTTTTTCTCATTTTCGAGGTATTCTAAACGGTTGATTATTCTTTCACGCAGAACCGCATCATAACCTGATGCAAGAATAAGACAGCCTTTAGGGGTGAGATTAAAACAAGGACTTTGCCTATTAGACTTGTCAGTGTAAGAGGTCTCCACAAAATTGTGGGCAGCTACTCCTTGTTTGAGTAAGTTCCTTATGTCTCGTAAGATAGCATCATGCCTTTTACCCGTGACCTCTGCTATTTGAAGAGAGGTCATACCTTTCTGATTTGGAATTAACTCATTCGTTGTGTCAAGCATATTATAACGAATTATGATAAAAAGAAACCCTCCGTAGGTGTGCTTGACACAACATACGCAGGGCATAGAAGTCGCAGATTGTTTCCTTTCTGCCACCTTAGAGGGTTTCCCAATATCTTGTACAAAATTTGTTCGCTTTATTTTGCCCAAGAGTTATTATGTTGTATCAAGCACCGCAAAGATAGCCCTTATCTTTGAAATAGCAAACCTCTTATTAGAAAATTAATTATTTGGATTACTTTTTTCTTATTTTTGATTGGTCGCCCAAAATATTGTATTATATTTGCTGTACAATATAATACAATGTAATGCAAATAATAATATGGAAGCAGTAGTAAGAAAACAAACTTCGTTCCGCTTGCGTGAGGATTTATTGCAAATCTTGCAGGAACATGCCAAAAAAGCGAACAGGAGTTTGAATAATTTTGTAGAGAGCACTTTAATGGATGCAATGTATTCAGAACCTAATGAAGAGACGGTTGCAGCCATTAAGGAAGCGCGTTCCGGTAAATATGCCGGGGTTATTGATACGACAGATTTTGGCTCATTCAAAACAACAACAGAAAAGGCATGAGCGCAATAGACATTATTCGGGGTATTTTGATATACATGTACGGGCAAGACCACAACCCACCACACCTGCACATTAAAGACGGTGGCAACTGGTTTACTATCACTATCAAAGATAGGATGGTAGAAGGTAAGGGAACAGCAAAGACTATCCGACTGATAAATGAATACATAGACACCCACGAAGCGCAATTACTTGAAATTTGGGAAAAGGCGCAAAACGGTGAGAAAATAGAAAAGATTAAACGCTAAAAATAAAGGTTATGATACTATTAGTAGAATCCGCTGAATACATGGGTAAATACACTCTTTTGTGTACGTTCAACAATGGAGAAAGAAGAAAAGTAGATTTAACGCCACTCCTGAAATATCCGGCTTTCGAGGAACTGAAAGATGAAAGCGAGTTTGAGCGTTACGGGGTTGACGGTACAGTATTTTGGGCAAACGGTGCGGACATTGCTCCTGAATTTCTTTATGAAAATGGGACACCATATAAAGCATAATTATCTTTTGATACAGACGGAGATTGAGCTTCTTAAACTTGGAAGCCACTCTGAACTATTTGGGAAAAAGAAGTGATAAGCTATTTATAATCAGTCTAAATTACAAAGATTTCCGTTAAAAATATTGTCAAAATGATTTATTAGGAATTACTTTGCAAACAAAACTTAAAAAAATAGATATTTGTATGAAAAATACGATATTTACACTTATTATATTTTTATTAGCGGCTTGTTCTTCTTCTAAAGAAAAAATAGATGCATCGCAATTTGTTGGGGATTACGAATTAAGAAGCTGTTTTGACGAATCTAATTTTTTCCCAGATGCGAAAGGAGGATGTGAAATTATAAACAATGAAGGAGTTGTAAAAATAGAAATGCGAGTAGATAAAAATTCAAATGAGAGCGTTTCTGTCTGTGGATATATTGAAGGAGATAAAGTTAGGTATGATAATGGAGAACTTTTTGGAGAAATTTTAAACGGAAAAAGTTTTTGGATATATCAAAATAATGGAACAGTATATGAATTTTGGAATAAATATTATAATGGGAATAATAACACAAATGAAGGGATTTCGGAGAGATGTATTGCTATAACCAAAAAAGGAACAAGATGTAAAAGAAAAGCTGAAAAAGGTAGTTTATATTGTTGGCAACATAAATATAATCATTAATTTATATATACATCATGAAAAAAATATTATTTTTACTGACCATTTTAATGTTTATTCCCATTTTGGGAAATTCACAAACTATTAGAAAAAAAATTGCAAAAAAAGGAAATATATTTATCAATAAAACAATTGTAGACGGGGGAGAACCTATATATTTCCTCATGGGGCAAAATTCGGAATATAGTAGAATTATAGATATTGTATCTCCTTTGTATGGCAAGAAAGAAGATGTGATTTCTTTTTTTGAAGGAGCCATAAAATTATACAATACTTATAAAGGAGAAAATGTATCCGATGAAATAAATAATGTTGAAGTAAGTTTATCAAAAGTGCTTGGAAGTACAGTGATATTTGTTCAAGACAAAAAAAGTAATGGGTATTTAACCATGAAAAAAAAAGATTTAGATTTTTTCTTATCAAAAATGAAAGAAGAATGAAAATATAACAAACTGTATATGCATTTCCTCTCAACTGCTTATTTAAACAGTTTATAAATAATAAAGCCAGACACTAAGTTTGGCTTTTTCTTTTTCTCTTCCTTTTTCTGGTTTTCATTTTTGCCTTTCTTATTTAGAAAATTCTAAATAATTCAATATCTTTGTATCACCATGTGATGTTGCATGGCACTCAAAATTAGGACTTATGGCAAACGAGTTTGTAATTACCGATGTAGTAAGCGATAAAGCTTTAAATCAACTAACCAGCCTGACTAATAAATTTACGGAAGTTAAAAAAGCATATGCGGAGTTAGGGAAAGAACTGGCTAAATCTTATAGTATTCCGGTTTCTAATTATGACGACTTGACTAATAAGGCAAGATTATTTGAAGAGATTCAAAAAAAGTTAATTACAACAGAGAAAGAACTTGCTAACATCCAAAATGAATATAAGGCTCTTTTAAAAAACATTGCAGAGGAGACCCAAAAAGCCACAAAAGAAGCTTTGGAGCAGGCTAAAGCAAATGATTTAAATGCGCAAGCAGAGTTAAAAGCGGCTAAAGTAGAAACGGAAAGATTAAAGCAGCAAAAGATGCTTAATCAAGAAAAGAAGAAACTTAAAATTACCACGCAAGAAGCTATTGCTTTGACAAATAAAGAGGTTCATTCTATTAATGAGGCAAAAGAGCAAAATAAACTGCTTCGCATTGCAGTTTCCCAAGTTACTGATGCAGAAGATAAAGACAACAAAGTGCGTCAGCAATTAAATAATCAGATAGCTAAGAATACAGAGTATATACGCAGAAATACTGATTCATATACTAAGCAAAAGATGGCTATTGGGGCATATAAGAACGAAATAAAGGCTGCAATAGTCGAATTACAAAACGGAAATAAGACGTTTAAAAATTTAGGAATTGTCGCCAAAGGATATGGAAATATCTTAAGGTCAAATGTAGCAGGCGGACTCAATGAAGTTAGAATTGGGGTAGGTTCTATGGTAAAGGGAATGGTTGGAGCACAAGCTGTTATCAGTGGGTTTCAAAAGCTCATAGGTTTATTTAAGTCAGGTGCTCAATCTATTGTTGATTTTGAAGCTGCAAATAGCAAATTAGCAGCAATTTTAGGTACTACATCTAAAAATATAAAAGACTTGACAACTGATGCTCAACGATTAGGTGCGGCAACTAAATATACAGCATCACAAGCTACTGCCTTACAAATAGAACTGGCTAAATTGGGATTTTCTAAAAATGAAATTCTGCAATCAACGGAGGGTATTTTAAAATTTGCCCAAGCTACTGGCGCAGAGTTGCCAGAAGCAGCAGCTCTTGCAGGTGCTGCACTTAGAATGTTTAATGCAGACACATCAGAAACGGAACGATATGTATCTGCAATGGCTGTTGCTACAACCAAGAGCGCTTTGTCTTTTTCTTATTTGCAAACAGCGATGCCTATTGTGGGTCCAGTGGCAAAAGCTTTCAATTTTCAGATAGAAGATACTTTAGCCTTATTAGGGAAATTGGCAGACTCTGGATTTGATGCGTCTATGGCCGCGACAGCTTTAAGAAATATATTCCTTAATCTTGCTGATAGTAATGGACTATTGGCTAAATCATTAGGTGGAGCGGTAAAAACATTGCCTGAACTTGTGAATGGGTTGAAGAAGTTAAAAGAGCAAGGTGTGGATTTAAATACTACGCTTGAACTCACTGATAAAAGAAGTGTGGCTCAATTCAATACATTGCTTACTAATATTGATGCGCTTATCCCTTTAAGAGAACAGATAACAGGAGTTGAAGAAGAACTTGGGAACATGGCAAATACTATGGGGGATAATGTACAAGGAGCAATTCTTGGATTGTCTTCGGCATGGGAAGCATTTATGTTATCTTTCAAAAAATCCACTGGGCCAGCAAAGAATGTTATTGATTTTTTTGCAAGAGGTATTAGGAATGTAGCTAATCAATTAAAGGACGCCAATCAGCTACAAGATGATTATAACAATAGAGCAGTTGCTATGGCTCAAAATGAAATGGCTAAATCCAATATTCTTGAAAAGAATGCAAGAAACATGCAAAATTTGTATCAAGAATATGTACAATCTGGTATGAAAGCCGATGAAGCCGCCATAAAAGCTAAAGAAGAATACATTGAAACTTTGAAATCAAGACTTGAGTTTGAAAATACTGATTATCAATTAGCTATTGCCAACCGCAATAAATTGGAAGATGAATTAAAAAATAGAGGTTTTTTTACTATTCTAACTTCATGGAAAAGAACAAATAGTGTTATTAAGGAGGAAATTGATGTTGCAACTAAAGCCGCTGCCGGTAAAAAAGCAATATCGTCTATTACAGAATCATTGATAAACCAACTTAATAAAATTGATTTAGCAGGGAGTAACGCGTCCGATGCTGGCAATAATGGAATATTAACGGATAAAGAAAAGAAAGCTTTGGAAAAAGCCGCTAAAGAGCGTATTCGCATTCGTGAAGCTTTACAACAATCCGAACTGGATTTAATGGATGAGGGATTAGAGAAAGAACTTGCTAAAATATCATTGAATTATAACAAGCGAATTGCAGCTATTAGAGGCAGTTCTAAGGAAGAACAAGCAACCAGAGAAAATCTTGCAAAAGCAATGCAAGAAGCTTTGGAAGATAAACAATTATCCTATGGACTTGATAAAGAAAAGTCTCAAATTGAACATAAATTAGACATTGTAAAAAAAGGGAGCGAAGAAGAATATAGATTAAGATTGGAATTGCTCGATAACGAAAGGGAACAAGCTATAAATGCTGCTATAAAAAACGGAGAAGATGTTTTTCTTGTTGATGAGAAGTACAAAAGAAAACGATTAGATTTAGAAGAAAAGTACGCCTCTGAAAAGAATAAGAAAATACAAGAATCTTATTCTTTTCAATCGGTTATTATAAATGCTGCAATGTCTAAAGAATTAGATGAAGCAGCTGCACAATATTCTCAAGGTTTAATAAATAAAGAAGATTATGAAAGGAAGAAGCAGGAAATAACAGAAAAATATGCTATAAAGCAAGCACAATTAGCCATTGATTTAGCCAAAGAACAACTAAATACACCAGGTCTATCGGAAGAAGATAGATTAAAATTGAAAGAAAAGATAGCACAAGCTGAAATTGCCCTTGCAGAAAAGGTTAGGGATGCAGAAATAAACGCAGTAGATAAATCAGCTGAAGTTAACAAGAGGAAAATGGATAAAATAGCAGAAACTATTCAAGCTATATCTGATTTACTGGGAGGATTTGCAGATTTGGGAACTGCTATTTTTGAAAGAAAGATGGAAGAAGTGGAAGCTGAACAAGATGCTAATGATGAAGCATATGATAGAGAAGTCGAAAGAATAGAAAAACTTGAAGAAAATGGTGCAATCTCCACCGAAGAAGCGGAAGCTCGTAAACGTGCCGCGGAGGATAAAACAGCAAAGAAAAATGCGGAGCTTGAAAAGAAAAAAGCCGCATTGCAGGAGAAGCAAGCAAAGTTTGACAAGGCTAACAATATTATACAAACGATAATGGCTACATCTTTAGCTATAATGAAAGCATGGACTAATCCATTCGCTGCTCCTGGGATAATCCCATTAATTATAGCACAAGGAGCAGTTAGCTTGGCGACCATAATAGCCCAGCCCATTCCCAAATACGCCAAAGGGACAAAAGACCATCCCGGCGGTTTGGCAATAGTAGGTGATGGCGGCAAGAAAGAGGGTATCGTGACTAATAATGGGCTTTTTATCACTCCTGATAAGCCGACATTGGTAGACCTTCCGGCGCATGCGCAGGTAATCCCTGATTTGTCATATATCTATGACCGTAGAGGGCTTACTTCTGATTATGGTTTATTGGAACAAAAGCTAAAGAATATGAGAGAAGAGGGGATTGTTGTTAATGTAAACAACGATTACAGCCGACTTGAAAGAAAGATGGAAAGTAATACCAAACAATTGCAGAACATTGGTCGGATTATGAAGAAAGCCAACCATATCGCGGATTATAATTGGATTTCAAGCAGAGTATAAGATATGATATATAATGACTTAAACAAAATATGCCTTTCCCGCTTTATAGACATATTCCTGGGGGATATTGATAAGGTTGTTCAAGGCGGAAGATATAGTATCAGGGAAAAGGCTTTGGCGGCCGAGAAGCTATGCAATGAATACTTATCAATAATAGGGGGAAAGTCTGTTTCCGCTCAAATAAACCGGAAAAATGAAGTGCTGAAAATTCAAATCCGATTAAATTGTCTTGCCATATGTCAGGAACTCATTTCTTCCGGAAACTGGAGTGATGCTGTAGAAGTCATGTCTGCTTTGGGTTATAAATTCAGAGAGGACGAACATGATAAGATAAAGAACCGGATAAGCAGCGTTTCCGCTTCCGACAATTACCGCCTTGCAAAATTGCAGGAAACATCTCCTGATATAGGGAAAATAAAAATGGATAGGGAATATTTTACCAAAGAACGCGTTTCTTTAATGTCCCATGTAAAAATGCACATTGATGAAAACACGTTCTCCGCCAAAGAATATGCCTATATGGTCAGGCGTATGTGTGATGACATAGATGCCATGATACGTTCAACTTCAAAAAAGAAATAGATATGTATTACAGATGTGAACTGTTGATAGGCGGAATGACATATGACGCCACAAATGAGCTTGTTAATTGGGACGATGTAGAGATGTCTTTCAAGAGAGGGGATTATGACGGAGTTGTTCGTAGTTTTTCCACAAAATTTGAGTTTGCCAACGGCGCTTATTCGCTATTGCTGAAAGAATATTTGTCGAATTACCTGAACTCATCTGCAACACTCGTGTTTTATACCCGGAATAACTCATGGCTGTTAAATGAAAAGTTCAGATGTGCTTTGGACTACTCCACATTTTCCTACAATGATACGACGTGCGAAATAAATGCCGTCGACAACAGTCTCGCAAGCTTGATTAAGGCAAAGAAAGGCACGCAGTATGAATACCCGGTAAAAGAAATAAAGGAGTCCCAACCTTTGGATTATGACAGATTGTTAATGAACAGTGATATAAAATGGTCTATACCAAGTGACGCAGAGGAGCCTAATGTTTCCCATGTAATGACTGCTTATCCTAATGCTTATTATACTATTCCTTTTTATATGTTAGGACAACCGGAAATTGCAACAAAGGACATTGTAGAGGTTTTTGATACGGCTGAAAACCGATTTGAAAGTACGGAAAGTCTATTCGGAGAATATCTGTTCAAAAATATATCTGACAGGGATTTGACCATACGGATAAAAGTAAAATTCAGTGTATTCATTACGTATCAGAGACCAGGCGTATCCTTCCCGATATATATACGGCTTTCCTCTTATAATGAAAATAGTAAAGAGCTTAAAATATATTATCAATCCGCTACAATTCAAACATTTAATACATACACTGTCGATATTGATGAGAATTTGACAATATCTCCAGGTGAGATGATTAATTTCAATATAGCACTTGCAAAATCTGACCCTATATATCAAAATTTTCCCGTTAATTTTAAATTCAACAGTCTTGACACACCGTTAAATATAAGTTTTTCCGAGCGTGGAAAATCTGTAAAAATAGATTGTATCAGTCCTAAAGTATTGCTTAACCGTTTACTGAGGTCTATAACTGATAAGAACAATGTAACGGGTGAAATCGCCACCGGAGTAGATGAGCGTTTAGACATGGCGATGATAGTTCCGGCAGAAAGCATACGAGGACTTCCCAATGCCAAAATATATACATCTTATACCAAATTCGCCAATTGGATGAGCGCGGAATTTGGGTTTGTCCCTGTAATCGGTGACGAGAAGGTGACATTTGTTCATCGTGATACTTTATTCCAAGATACAGAAATAAAGGACTTGCAGGACAGCACTTCCGATTTGGAATACAATGTGAATGCCGGACTGGTTTATTCGGGGGTAAAAGTCGGGTATGACAAACAGGATTACGACAGTGTAAATGGTCGCGATGAATTCCGCTTTACCAATGAATACACCACCGGCATTACATTGACAGATAACGTATTGGAATTAGTTAGCCCATATAGAGCCGATGCTTATGGTATGGAATTTCTTGCGGAAAAAAGAGGTGAAGATACGACTGATAGCGACAGTGATAATGATATATTCTTTGTTGGAGCGTCACTTGACGGAGAAAAATACAAGCTTGTAAGGGATGGATATATAATATCCGGTGTCATATCTCCTTCTACTATGTTCAATGCCATGTATTCCCAAAGGCTTATGATTGAAGCAAACGCAAGGTATATAGGTGCTTTTGCCAACGCGTTGGAGTTTACATCATCTGACGGTAACAGTGATGTGACAATCAATGGAGTTAGCGAAAGGTCGAGCATTGTATTGGAAAACAAACTGTTCACAGTAGGAGAACTTTCCGTCAAGACCGGAGATTTGGAAATACCGTCAGACTTGAAGGGTTACATTCGGGTGGAAAGGAACGGACATATTTATAAAGGCTACGTAAAAAGTGCAAGCTATAATTATGGACGACCGGAAGCGGTAAAATATTCTTTGATAGTCAAAAGTGTGGATTAATAGATGAGGAGATTTCATATAAGTCTATCAGGCACTCGTTATTTTACAATGTATTATTTGGAATTGGTCTAAATAGTATGTATATTTGCGCATGATGTGTGAAGTTACACATCACTATAAAAGGACGAAAAGACATGGTAAAAGTTGGTGATGTTTGCCCTCTTTTTTTCTCACCTGTAAAAGATAAGTTTGGGCTTGATATGGACTATATTCAGAAGTTCCACGCTTCTGATAAAATCCATATACAGGTATTCACTAATGCTTCTGAGGAAGTTTCAGCGAGCCTGAACAATCTTGCCGCAGGAAATTCTACACCAATATCACTTTCCACATATAATCATAATGACAATGTAGTGATGTATTACGCCATTCTTCGAGACTTGGAGGATGCCGTATATACGGTTACAATCAACGAAGATACATCAGAACCTTTTATCGTATGCTCCTCTGACGACTTGTTAGAGGAAACTGTGCTTATCCGTTATTCCCATAAAAGCAATAACTCCGCTTTTGATAACATATTTTGGGTAGATGATATTCAGCAAGTATTTAATTTTCGTGTGGAAGCAGGATTTAAACCTGGAGGATATTCCCCTCGAATAGATAATGAGCAATATCGCAACCAAATGCAAGAGATAGAAGAATTATACGCAGTACCTTATGATGTATATAATCTTACAATAGGAAATTCAAACGGCGTCCCTTATTGGTTTGCAAAACACATAAACCGCATTTTATGCCTTTCTATGGTGGAAATTGACGGGACAAGATATGTCCGTTCGGAAAGTTCTGTTCCGGAAATGACGCAAGTTATTGAAGATAGCCAGTTGTTCCATATAAATATGGCTCTTGAATTACAGAATAACGATATTGCAGGTATTGGCGGCTCTCCGGAAGCTGGCTCTTCCGCCTCTTTCCCTGCATTCCTGATAGACCACGCCAAAGATGGAGAGATGTTGCAATTCAGCGCAGAAAAAGCTGCATTTACTAATGTTGATAAGGTTGAGGTATGAAAAAAAAGCTTAGTAAAATATTATGGTTTGGTGATGCTCTTAATGAAAACAATCAGGCAGCTCCCCCTGCTTTATCTCCGAGTGATGAAGAGCATTTACAAGGTCTGAATCTCGGGGAAATATATATATGCGTCGCAGATGCCGACCCAGCACTGTTCATCAGGACTTCCGCCGACCGAATTGTCTACTTTAAGGCTCTTGATATAGAGGCTTTATCCAAGTTCTTTATAAGAAAAGACAGACCGGACGAAGCTGGATTTTTAATAAAGTTCTTAGGTGGATTGTTTTCAGACTACATCCAGTCCATGAACTTTTCTTCCGGTGCTCTCGGTGAAGGCTTTGTTATTAAAGTAGACAGCAAGACGGGTAAATCCTACATTGAAGTGGACGAACTCTTTGTGCGTATCAAAGCGATGTTCTCCGAACTAGAGATAAAGAAACTCTCTTATGCAGGCGGGAACTACATGTTCACCGCTGCCGGAATGAAATGCGGAAAGGTTGAGGAACACGAGGATTTTTGGCGGTGCTATCTGCTGGTTGATGATGGGGAGACGGCTATCGAGAACCCGTTCAAGGAAGGTGACCAGATACGTTTTCAAGACTTCAATATCAAGCCGGGTATCTACGAGAATGTATCCAACCGTTATTATTGGCGCTTATGTGTAGGTGTTGGTGAGGATTATATAGACCTCAGCAAAACAGACTGTGACGCCAACAGTGGCACACCGCAGGAAGGCGACAGTCTTGTACAGCTCGGTAACCGCACAGACAAGAAGCGTCAGAACGCAATCACCTTGTCTGTGTATGGCGATGATGCACCGAGTATCCACCAGTATGCAGGAATAAATTCTTATTCTTTAGCTGGTAAGGAAGTGACGGTTATCAGTCCGCAAGGCAACAAGTTCATGGGAGACTTTATCTTGAAAACGGGAATAAACATTATGACCCAGTTTAAGATATTGGAAGATTTGATTTACTCTGAAATCTCCAAAGTGCTTGACGAGGTGCAGGCAAAGGATAATTACCTGTACAATGCGGCATTTGCAAGCAATACGAACGGTTGGGAGACAAAGAACGATGTTCGCTTCTTTACTGTAAACGGAAAATTCTTATTAGTGAATGGGGAGTTCTATTCCCGTAAGGACGCTATGGCTGCCATTATCAGAGATGGGGATAGAAACGTGCTTCGTATCCTTTCTTCCGGAATTAAACAGTCAAATGCTGATTTAGCCAATAAGCCTACCTATGAGGAAGGGGAAGAACCGAAGAAGTTCTTTATCTCTTTCCGGTATAAGGTAGCTACAGCCGGAACGCTGACAATAGGATTTTCCGGTCAGAACCTGCATTTCACCGAACGTCTTGAACCAGGTGAGGAATACGCAATGAAGGAGTATTCCGGCACATGGGACGGAACGGGCGACTTTGAATTGAAGTTTACGGGGGATATATACATACATTCGCTGGCTCTTGCCGAAAACGCATTCGAGGATTTGTATACTAAATTGAGTTCCGAAATAAAGCAGACAGCGGAAAGTATCAGGTTGGAAGTAAAGGAGCTTTCTGAAAGTAATAATCAGAAGTTCTCACAGATTGAGCAGACAGCGGAAAACCTCAAATTGTCTGTTACAAAAATAAAGGAAGATGTAACGCAGTTGGGGCTGGACATCAATGGGGTTACCGATAAACTTAAATTATATGTCAAAAAAGACGGATTAGGTTCAGAAATCAATGTGGCACTTGATAACATTTCCGTGGTTTCCAAAAATATATACTTTACCGGAGATATATCCGCCAACGGGAATGTGTCTATTCAGGCAGACGGGACAATAAAGGCTATTGGTGGATATTTTGAAGGAGAGATAAATGCAAACAGCGGGGTGTTTAAAAATGTAAGAACTCCTAACAACTCTTTGGTGATAGACGAAAATGGGAATGTTAGCATTGTTGGCAAAATATCAACCGCTTCGTCAGGTACAAAAATAGAAATAGACCCAAATTCAAACAGTCTAAAGTTTTATAATTCAAAAGGATATGATGTGGGTGGAATTTCATTCCTTGATAGTGGAGCCGGAGGTACTTCTGTTACTTACCCAAGATTAAAATTAGACAATATAGCAAGTGATGGCAACTTAACTGCGTCTACCACCCTTTTTGCAGGGTCATTGTCAATGATTTCAAATTTAAGTGGTTCAAGATACCAAGTGTCTCTTGGCATCAGCGGACTTTCTTTTTATATAGATGGAAGATTAACTAAATCATACCCAAGCTCATGAAAAAGATAAATTTTAAACAATTACTGATTGCTACGGACATTACCCGTAAGCATTGTGAAAATATAGATTGTAGAGAGAATTTTGCGAATGTATTATACCGGAACGGTAACGGTATCGCATCGCATGCACTCGCTTTGAAGATATACAACTCCAATGAAGAGACAGAGTATAGTGATGAAGAAGTGTCCCTGATACAAGAGCATGCAAATGCTTTTTGCAAACCTTTCTTCATTGACGCGCTCAATCGTGCTATCAACAATCAACCGGAAGAAGTAACCGATAAACAGGAATAATTATGGCTTGGACAGAACAGGATTATCAAGAAATAGTTGCCCGCCTTATGGCTAGCTCCATAGGGGTTAATGAAGTACCGAATGCGGACAAAGCGGATGATGTAACGTCATTGCCTGCATTTAAACCTTCAGGAAGCAACAGTGAAGCTTCTGTGGTCAATTATCCTTTAGAATTTTTGAAAGGAGAACAAGGCGAGCCAGGTATACAAGGCGAACCTGGGAAGTCATTTAAGGTAGCCGGCGAATACGCCACCCTTGAAGCCTTGAAATCCGCTGTTCCCGACGGTTCGGCAGTTGACGGGTTCATGGCTGTAGGCACGGAAGCCCCTTATGATTACTACGCATGGGTGAACGGTGAATGGGTAAGCCAGGGTAAGATAGGCGGCATAGACGAAGCGCCAACTGATGGAAAGGCATACGGTCGTAAGAATGGGGATTGGGCGGAAGTTTCTGATAAGAAATATGTCGATGACAGCATTTCAAGCGCTCGTAGTGTTGGCTACATGATGCAGTTTACAGAGATTGACACTTCTGGGTTGGATGAGAATACGTGGTATCCGGTTACGATTGCCGCTGGAGAAAGAATGAACATACGAGTAGAAGTGCTGGTATCATTAGATAGCGGTACAAAACCGTCATGGTCTACACATGAGAGAGGATTTTCTACTCGCAAAATTTGGGAATTTGCTCCGTGTGCTTGGGGTATTAATCGTGATAGCAAGACTACTATATACTTATCAGATTTCCTTCATGCAGATATAGACCCTGTGAGGGGTTTAGGTAATTTGAGCCACTTTGTTATATGCTATGTTTTTGTACGAGGTGGTGGTAAATACCACTTTTATGCTTCTCATGAAGCAAAAGTTATTCTTCATACTGATACATATGCACCAGGCGACCAAAGTGTTAGTCCAACTACTGAAACCCCTGCGGGAATAGTGGCGAATATAGCAACGAAGGAGTATGCGGATAATATCAATTATGGTAAGGCTATTAACGTTTCTGTGGGCACTTATCTTGTTACCAATAAAAACGAAAGAGACAGGGAAGCAATAGACCTTATAAACGCCATCTTTGGTTCGGTTGATAATCTGAAAGAAATAATCCAGGATATTATAGCGAACCACACCAAGTATTATTTTCACAGTTATAATAGCAAAGATAATTGTATTGAACTTAGTAGCATTTACTCTTTTCACAACCCTGAAACTGAAGAATATAACTTGCAATGCAATATCAGTTATTATACTAATAACGGTCCTGTTTCCAAGCGTATGGGATTTAAACTAATGCCCAATGATGAAGACTGCGCTGCCTCTATAGAAGATATACTCACTTCCGATAATCTACAAAGAGTTGTTAAACGTACTAAAACTAAATATGATAGTATCGGTACTAAAAACGAATATACAATGTATGCTACAACAGATGCTTGATATGAGAGATAAGAATTTAGAGCGGAAATATAAACCCTGATATTAAAAAATGGAGATAGTTAGATATGGTTAAAATTGGAGCTACATCTATTAGTAATCTTGCTGTTGGAAATAAAAATATTGATTTGCTTAATATCGGCAATGCCATTTTTTATGCTGGCTATCCTTATCCTTGTGTTGGTGAGAATAATTTAACCCCCATTACTCTTCAGCAATACATTGAGTTGCCTTATTTTGGAGACCCGCAAAATTTTCAAGTAGCCCTATATTTTTCAAAATATATAGAAAGTTTTGAATATAGAATTGTATTAGCTGGAATAGATAGCGGTTTTAAAGTTTGTCCTCTTAATGAGCGAGTAATTCCTGATGTTTACGGTTCTGTCACGAATTACGGTAATTATGCTGTTCTATTAGGTATGTGTGCTCCTCGTTATATTGCCAACGAAACGAGCGCTCCAACGATGCTTACTGAATTTAAAATTGATGGTAAATTATACAGCTATAATTATATAAGAAAGTAATTATAAGAATTGAATTTAACTTATTTGATTATGAGAGTAAAAGTATTTTATGAAAACTGGTTTGCGAAACTCATCCTCTTTGGCGGCTACACAACTATAATGCTCTTCGGCTTCATCCTTACGAAGCTGAAAGAACTGTCCGAAGCAACCATACGCCATGAACGGATACATCAGAAACAGTTCTTCGAGTGCATGGAGATAGCGGCTATCCCGTCCGTATTGCTGGCATTCCATGTCAGTGCATGGTGGTTGTTACTTATCCCGCTATTCTACTACATTCTTTATTTGGCAGAATGGTTTGTGAGCTTCGTGTATCACTTGTTCACAGACAACAAGATTGGGGACGGAGAGGTCAATAAAAACGCTTACCGTGCGAGCGCATTTGAAATGGAAGCCAAACTCAACCAGGATAATCCGAACTATCTGAAAGAACGTAAATGGGGTGCGTGGTTCCGCTATTACGGTAAGATATGAAAATCCCGTCCTACTCTCACGAGCAAAACGGAATGACAGTAGTTAGCTTATTTGATAAGAGACACAAAGATAGGAATAATTGACAAATAACGATAAGATGAAGAATAACATTATTACCCAAAGCATACCGGGTGGTTTCTCGGTAATAGCAAGCAGTTTTATTGCACAGTCATTGGAACACATGATACCGTGGCTGATAGTAACATTTTCAGTCGTTGTATGCGATTTGATGTTCGGGATAAGGAAATGCCTGCTATTGGGTGAAGAATTTCGGTTTTCAAGTGCTGTGCGCCGTACTATGGGTAAAATGGTGACATACTTTGCCTTTGTTTGTATGGTGGTGATGATAAATATTGCTTCCGGCAATAAATGGAATATTGATGTGTATTCATGCTTGTTTGTCTGCTTCATAGAGTTCTGCTCTATCATAAGCAATATCTTGAAGCCAAAGGGATATAATTTTAACTTGCTGAAAGCGTTGGGATTGTTCGGAAAGAAAGTGCTCGATGTCGAGAAAGAAGATATGAGTGAAATAATAACTAAAGATAAGGAGTAACAAAATGAAAAAGAAACTGATTATCGCAGCGATTGTTATCGCTATCATCGTGGGAGTTATGCTGTACATGCACTACACACCGTTTTGGGTGAACCTGACTACTGTTGTATCATTCGGTGTCGGTGTTGTTGCCGGATGGGTGGCTCGTTTAGTTTATGACAAATATTTCAAGGAGGACGCGCAGAATGAAAGTATTGATTGACAACGGACACGGAAGTAACACTCCGGGCAAGTGTTCACCGGACGGAAGATTGAAAGAGTATGCGTATGCCCGTGAGATTGCCATACGTTTGGAAGCCGAATTGCGCAAACAAGGTGTTGACGCAGAACGTATCGTCAAAGAGGAAATAGACGTTCCCTTATCGGAGCGTTGCCGTAGGGCGAACGAATACAAGGCAAGTGACACAATCCTCGTATCTATCCACTGTAATGCAGCGGGAAGCGGCTCTGAATGGATGCAGGCACGTGGTTGGGAAGCGTGGACTTCGACAGGTCAGACGAAAGCCGATAAATTAGCTGATAGCTTATATGTGGCAGCCGAACGACTTTTGCCGGGTATGAAGATACGCAGGGATATGACGGATGGCGACCCTGATAAGGAAAGCGGGTTCTACATCTTGAAGCACACGAAGTGCCCGGCAGTCCTTACAGAGAACCTATTCCAAGACAATAAGGAAGATGTTGGCTTCTTATTATCGGAAGAGGGGAAGCGGGCAATAGTGGACTTGCATGTGCAGGGAATTGTGAACTATTTGAATAACTCTAAAAAGTAAACATCATGGCAGCAGAAGTTTTATCATTTCAACAAGAAGAAGGCAAAACAGCGTATTACGCAACGTTTGTCAGTGACGGCAATCCCGTTACCATACAGATAAAGAACAAGGGCGGATATGTGACCGCTTTCGCAGGAATTGATGATTTGGAACCCGTTCCGCTTTATCCCAACGCATCCCAATATAACGGTGCGTCCAATACGATTTTCCGTATCGCAGGGATAGCGAATGGCATAAACGTCACAATCAAGAGCGCTACCGAAGTATTGGAAGCCAAAATGATTAAAGAGGGATAGCCTATGAACCCAATCACTATCCCCAACATCAGCATCCCGACAATCGGTATTCCTACTATCGGGATACTTACTATAGGGTATTCATATATCAAGGATAATAAACCGGGACCAAACCCATCCCCTGATGGAAGGTATTTATTATTATCGGATGGCACTCCGTTATTGTTGGCTAACGAAGAGCCGATATTACTTACAAATAACAAAAAATAAAAAGATATGGCAGAAGGATTACAAATAGGACAACTCCCTCAAAAGGAGAACTTAACAGGAAACGAGCTGATACCTTTTCAGCAAGGAAGTAGCAACGGCTCAATGAGTACCGCTACATTGAAGAAATACATCGGCACTGGTGGTGGCAACACTGACTATATGAACTACATCACCGAGTATAATGTTTCCGTCCAGCATCCTACTTCGGGAATTGACGGGAGTAACAAGTACAGTCTGGAAGGTGCCATTGCCCAAGTTCCGCAGGAACTTAGAAATATCGGGCTGAAGGTATCGTTCATAAATTCGGACGGAAAAGTAGAAACGTGGGAGTTCCAGGGAGGAACGTTTACGAATATCGGAAGCTGGATACAACAAGTACGTAGAACAGACCTTTCCGATATACGCAATAATATAGTTGAAATCCGACATAGCATATATTCCGGCATAGTTGAATCCGGAAGATGTGGAGGTTTTGACATCGCATCAAAATCAATATTAGAGGGGGAAAACAGATTTTACAAAAAAATATCATTGCTTGATTCAAAGAAGCTCACAGTGGATTTATCAAACAACTCATACAAGGTTATTGTTTTCCAAAAAGACAATGATTTTGCTTTTTATGTGTCATGTGAAGATAATGTGACTTTAAATTTGGAGCCGATCATGCAACTTACAGGTGCAAATATTGCATATATTATTTCGCAAAAAGAGCTATCGGATGATAAAATAATTTTGGACGGCAAGATTGTGAAACATTCTGTAAATGAAATATTAAGTGGAAACTTATGGAATGAAGAATATGTTATAGGAAAAGGAGAACCTATATCAGGTAATAAAATCTTGGGACTCCGAATGATTTCATCTTATGGGGATATAGCATTGATTTCAGTAAACAGAAACTCGACTATTTACCACAAACACTACCTGGTGTGGAAACTCTATAATGATAAAGGTGATTTTGTCACAAGCGGTGAGGGATATAGTAGTACGAACATAGAAACCGGAGATTCCGACTTCATGCTTGTGGCAAGACCGGCAGGGACTTTGTATGGGGAACCAATCATATCGTATGATGCGAACTTGACAAAAAGCCCCACAATTGTTCCGTACTATGTTACTGATATATTGACGCAACTCCTTACTCCAAGTATTTACAAGGCATTGTCAAACACTGCCCTAATAGACGAATTGAAAAAATATGTATATGATAAATATGTTGATAAATCGGTCTTTTTTGTGGGAGACAGCTATGCAGCTGGAGTAAATGCCTTGGAATTTAACGGTTATCCAAATGATTTTGCATATCGGCATCCGCTTGCTGACGCACAGTTCGGAGGTCCTTATGTATGGAGTGGCAGAACTATTTCCACTTTCACATCGGACAATATTCTGAAATCTGTGTTGAATATATGTACAGATTTCGGGTATCAGAGAATACCGGAAACCGTGAATTTTGAAGATGTTTCAGATTTGATATATTCCGTCAAATCAATATTGTTTGAAGACGTTACGGAAATGGATAGGGTCATATACAACTCCAAAGGTGGTTCTGTTATCATATATTCTGTTAACAAGGATAACTACAATAAAACTCAGTTGGTACGTTTTAATACACAGCCAAATGTCATTGAATATACATTTAGGCATAAAATATCTGCTCTTGAAGGAGAGTGTATCGGTATAGAGTTTACAATCGGATTAGCATACAAGAGTAACACTTCTGCCAGCTTTAAAACGATGGATGGCAACGTCATTCAGGGGGAGGCCAAAGTGCAGGTATGCTTGAACAGATGCCATTACCTGATTATGGAAGGTGGCCTGAATGACATGTACCAAAGAGGGGATAATCCGGGAACCCATGTACCATTTGGCGAATTATTATCTTCAGACGATTATACAACAGACAAATTCGATGACAAGACTTTCTGTGGCGCACTTGAGCACATGGTCAGAGAGGCTGTTTTTAAGCTCCCGGCAACGAAACTGGGTTTTCTGATTATGCCGCAACCTGGTGATTCCTTATGGAATGACCGATATGCAAAAGCCATTCGTGATGTATGCGACAAGTATGGAGTTCCGTATCTTAATTTAGGTAACTTGAAAAGAATGAATATTGTTTCTGAAAAATCAGAAGCCTCAAGATTGTTCTGGTGCACGAATACGAATGGAACGTTCAATTACCATCCATCTGCAATAGGGTATAATACCATGATGAATGATGCAATCATGAAATTTATAGATTCTTTATAAGGAGAAGCACTGACTCATCCCGGACTGTGAAGTGCCGGGATGAATTTAATATCATAAATATAAAAATTAATTATGAGAAATAACATCTTAGGTGCGGTGGTCTATCTATCCACCGCCATAGTATTCGGTGGCAGTACTGCACTGCTGATGCTCTTTATCAAGGAGAACAGCGACCGTTGCCACTACTATAACGGCAAGTGGAACAAAATAGACTTGCTGTATGGAGTTGCCGCAATATGTGCAGGTATGGTTGTAAATCATTATTTGTTGAGGTCATGAAAAATCTACCCTGGCTATTAGTTGTATTGCTGGCCATCGCTTGTGTGGCGGCGTGGTTCCGCCGGCTCGAGCCTTTGCCGGCAGAAATACGTACCGAAACAAAGATACAGACGGTTGTCAAACTTGATACAGTTCTTATCTCCGCACCGATAGCGGTCTTTTGGCAGATATTGCCGAATGACACAGTACGTATAGGTGATACCTTGCTTCATCGCAAACGGGTTGTGTATGAAGATAGCCTGTATCGTGCGGTGGTGAGTGGATATGTAGACCCGCGACTGGATAGTATGCAGGTCTTTCCTAAGACGGTTTATCAGACGGTAACGAATGACATCTATCATCCGGTTCCCATCAAACCGAAGAAGAAGCGTTGGGGATTAGGGTTGCAGGCTGGATATGGGTATCCGGGCGGCATGTACGTAGGCGCAGGAATAAGTTATAATCTATTTGTATGGTAAGAAAGAAATTAACGATGTAGAAGTTGGCTTGTAGCTGACACTCTTTCGGGGGCTTAGAGTAAAAAGAAAGCCCCCAACGTTTCACGTTAATATTGCCACATAAAAACATGATAAGCATAAGACACCGCACGTTGGAGGCTTTAATATCTTCAACACGGTATCTTATGCTTTGTTCGTATATAATCAAATATTTTATGTGGCAGGGCAAAGATAAATATAAAATTCAGAAAAACTATGTGTAAGTCAGAAATCTTTGCCGAAACAATTAATCTCGTGGCGCAGGAGACCGAAATACCCGCCAGCCGAATACTATCTTCGGATAAGGATACGGAAACCGTAGACGCCCGCTATTTGCTTGTACAGTTGCTTGTCGAAAAGGGAATGTATCCTTCACAGATAGCTCCTAAAATTCACAAGACCAAACGCGCGATAAACTACATGATTTCCAATTTCCAAGAACGCATGGAAGGCGGGAAAATGTTGAGAATATATTGGGAAAACATTAGGAAAGCGTTGGGAAACAACTGATTTCATGGCAGATTGCGTATTTATACTTTTGTGATGCGGTTGATTTTGACCGTAATACAAAATATAAATCTCTATGGAAAGAACGTATGTCTTCAACCAAGACGGGAACAACGGAAATGGTGGCGGAAGCAAATTTGACATCATGGCTATGTTGCCCAACTTGATGGGAAGCAAGGGTGTAGACCCCGGACTTCTCGCTTTACTGAACCAGGGACGTGGCAGCCAAGACCAATGGGGCGGCTCGTGGTGGTTCATCTGGATTATCCTTTTGTGGTTCTGTTGGGGCGGCAACGGCTTCGGCAACCGCTTTGGCAATGGTGGAGGTCTGCCTGCCGAGCTTAACGGTGATGTCGGTCGTGAATACCTGATGTCAGCCATTCAGGGCAATGGCAATGCCATCAACCAGCTTGCTTCTTCTTTGAACTGCTCTACCCAACAGTTACAGAGCGCCCTGTGCAACATCCAGGGACTTATCGCCAATGTAGGAAATCAGGTGGGCATGTCAAGCCAGCAAATCATCAACGCATTCCAGTCCGGAAATCAGGCTGTTCTTACTCAGATTGCAGATTGTTGCTGCAAGACTCAGAACGCCATTACCACAATGGGCTATGAGAACCAGCTTGCGATGTGCAATCAGACCAACGCGCTTGTCAACACAGCCAATCAGAATGCACTTTCATTGCGTGACGGTGCGACCGCCAATACCAATGCTATCCTTGCAAAGTTGGACGCTATGCAGAACCAAGCATTGCAGGACAAGATTGCGGCTCTTACAGCAGAAAAAGCCACTTTGACCGCTGAAATCTCCCAACGTAACCAGAATGCTACTATCCTGAATTCAGTAGGACAACAGATTGCTCCTTTGGCAGCAGGCTTGCAGGCATTGCAGTCCGATGTCGATGGAATAAAATGCAAGATGCCACCTACGGTAGCAGTGCCATACCCGCAATTGCAAGCATTTAACCCTGAGATAGCTCGTGCTGCGGCTTTCGGTGCTTACGCCGGTGATGCAATGTATGGGCGTAGCGGTTGTGGTTGTAACAACTACTGGGGTTAATTCCGGTAAGAAAGGGGGTAATTATGTGGCCTAACTTTTTTACAGGATTTCCTTTCTTGTTCCCTACTATTGGAAGGGCTAATTTCAATACCCTTCCTACGGTAGCCGTAACGGTCGGCACGGAGAACGTGACTTTAGAGCTGCCTAACCATGCGTTCCGTAACAGAAGCTATGTAGGCGGTTTCTATGTCAGTCTCCGCCAGGCGATACCCGCCGGTACGACTGCTACACTCCCGATACTGATAGGGACTAATGGGGATACAAGACCGTTGCTGGCTTACAACAATGAGCCGGTGACTGTCGGCAACCTTGCCGGAACGGGTATCTACGAAATCCACTATAACAAGTACACCAACGAACTGTTCCTTGTTAACGGTGGGTATCGTCCGACAACCGCATCGACACCGACTCCGACAGCAGAAGCAACCGCTCAAAAGAGCAAGTAGTTAACATGGGGCTTTGTGGTTATTTCCAAAATGGGAATAGCCACACCCCTTTAAAATCAAACCAATATGTTTCAATCACTTCGTACCAATAACCAGTTGTATATACTTCATAAGGATGCTAACCCGTTTATCGAATACGGTCCGGTAGTCAGCGTTTCCGCTCCTAAGCCGAAATATCCTATGGCATCCCCTATGGGACAGTTGCCCCAAATGGAAATGGTTGTGGATGTCGTTGTCTGTATCAACGGGCAGAACACGACTTTCCAAAATCTACCTGCCGGCATGGATATAGCCGACTTCGGACAGAACGGCAATATCGTAGTGTCATGCTCTCGTGATGCGATGAATAACGAGGTCGCTTCTATGAAACAGAAAAGCATAGACATCATCAACAGCATGGACTTCCACAATTCCGTCATTGCGGGATGTGACAAGATGCTGACGCTCTTGAACCCCGAATTTGCAGAGAAACAACGTCAGGAACAGGAAATATCCTCTCTGAAAGGGCAAATGGCAGAAATGAGCAAAAATATGTCCGACCTTATGGATTTGAACAAACGGCTTATGGAACAGCTCGGAGTTGCTGAAACATCTAAAACAAAGAAATAATATGGGAATGTGGGAAATATTGGAAGAAGGACGCGGAGAATATGACCGTGACTTCGGTATGAGAGGCGGTAATCCTATGGAAGAAGCCTATAGAGAGGGTTGTCGTCATGGTTACGAGAAAGCCATGCGTGAGATGCAGGGCGGTGAAATGGGCTATCGTAACAGCGGTGGTTCACGCGGTGGAAGCTATAGCGGCGGCTCGGATATGGGAGAACGTCGTATGCCGGGTTACTTCCCGGAATATCCGGTTTACAACGAACGCCGCGATTCACAGCCTTACGGTGATGATATGGGCGAACGCAGACGCAGACGCGCCAACGGAGAGTTCATGTAATGGAGAGGGGATTATTCCCCTCTTTTGCCAATCACTTAAAATCAGGAAAATATGAAACAAAGATTAGATACATACGACAGAATACCGCCTGCAATGGCTGACTATCTCAGCCAGTACGGATGGCATTTCAGCAAGAAGATGTGCCTATGGGCTGTTTCCCGCATGAAGATGGAAAACAAATCTACGGGCAAGGAGGAAAAACTTGAACCAATCAGCAAAGAGCAGGTAGAGGAGCTTCTGAAAAAGTACAGTGTAAACCTGGAGAAGGATGCAGGGTACGACAGCGTTTACGTGGCAAACATGGCGAAGTCGGATTACTACAAAAGTTCTATCACTGACGAAGCCCATCTCGCATTGTTCATTAAGGATTACATAGATGATGTGGACGCTTACAATGGAATGCCTTTCACTCGGTTCTATGCCGACTGCATAGGCTCCGGCAATCCTATCATGTGGGAACAGATGATGTAGCCTATGATAATACAGGATTTTTACATACCGGATTATGATTGGGAAGTCCGTGTATATTATGCGGTGGACTGCTATTATACCGACCGTATCATCGCCGACCTTCGGCGGGTTGGATGCAGGGGGCTGGATTTGGTGAATGCCTATAAGAACATGCGCTCCTGCAATCTGAATACGGGTATCACTTACTCCAATATCCAAAACAGGCAAACCGTAATGGTTATAGCCCTTACTTCTTCCCCGGCAGAGTTTCAAAACTCTTTCGACCATGAAAAAGGGCATCTATGTCGGCATATCTCACGGGCGTTCGGCATCGACCCATACGGGGAAGAGGCGCAGTACCTTAGCGGATATGTGGGACAGAAGATGTTCCCGGTAGCGAAGAAATTTTTGTGTGAACATTGTAGACGTAGCTTATGTGGAAAATAGTACAAGCCATTTTATCAGGCAAATCACGGGAAGAAGTATATAACATGCTTTCTCCCGAACAGAAAGAGACGCTGAACAGCCTTGCCATAGCAAATGGTATAAACCGCCAACAACGTAGAAAACTTGAACGTGATGCGAAAAAGGGATTACATAGATGAACTGCTTGAATTGGCGGACAATGTCCTTTACATGGACTATTGCCGCCTTTTCCGGGTTATCCAATGGAACGTTTAGAACGCTTTGAACGAGTTCTCCATTGGGTTATACCGCTTGCCGTTTTGGTGAGGGTATTAGCTTGGTGTCTCTAATTCTTTTGCTTTAACCGTATGATTTCTGCCCCACATTACTGCGTTATACAGCGAAGTGGCATACATCTTAATCTCATCCTTGCTTTCAAGGAAATCAACCTTAGAGGCTGCTATCATAGCCTCTGCATAAATCTCTTTGTTTAAAATATTATTCTCTTTCATATTATCTGCATTTAACTTTTGTAAGTCCATACTTAGCCAATCTTAGATATATCGTCCTTACACTTACATTCAGCATCTCTGCCATTCTGCGGGGTGGTATCTTTTCTTCCTTGTACAACTTGGTAATGTTTTCTTCCGAAAGTGGGTCGACAAAAGGTTTCTTCGGCTCTGTTATCCCCATCCGTTTACGTGCTTTCGCTGCATATGCTTCATTTTGTTTGTCTTTTGTGACGTAAATAACAGTGGTCTTGTTAAGGCGTAGAGGGAATAGTCTTCTTTCCACTTCCTTGTGTTGTTCGGCAAGGCTTTCTACATCCCCGTTGACCGTAGTGTCAATCTTCTTGTATTTGTCCGGGATACGGGAATGTCTGTCTCTGATTATTCTGTCTGCTTTTCTCATGACTTCTCTTCATTGTCTGAAAACACTAAATTTTGTACTTCTTCTTCCCATATATCTCCCTCATTTCCTTCAAAGTCAAGATATACCGTATCTTTAGGGCTTGGATTGTTGAAACTAGAAAGCAGCCCTATTACCTGCATGGGTATGGAAAGTCTCTCTCCTTGTGGTGACGGGAGTTTTATTCTCACCCGGTCACCGATTTTTAATTCTGTTATATCCATTATTTTATTATACTAAATTTATGATACCACTTGTCCGCATGGCTGAACCATCCTATAATGAATGATTTACCGAAGAGAGTTATTTTGTATAGTTTACTCATATATTTTTGTTAACTAATTCACACCAACTATTATCGCTTTCCCAAAACCATTGATAGCCGCCAGCGTGTTTACGCTTTCCGGAACAGCAATTCCTGATATTACGGGCACAGATGCCGGTCTTTCGTTCCGCATCGTTAGAGGACTGGAAAACACCTTGTAACCGTCCGCTTTTTATAGCTACTACTTACTTTGCATTGCAGCCCGCTATATTAGGGTTTCCCGTTCTCCCTAAGGCTAATCCTTTAATCATACTTTCCCTTTTATGCGAAGGGATGTAATCATCCCATTTCTTTCCCTTGTTATGAGGGATACCTCCTTTTAAAAACCGCCCGTTAATAGGGTTGCGGTTTAATCGCTGTGGAGGTATATATAATTCATTCATCTTTAAATTCAAGTTTTGGGTTACTGGTAGTCTCTGTGTTCCTTTTCTTTGTCTTAACCATTCTCCGATAAACATCATCAATCAATTGCTTAAGCTCATTGACGTAGCTTCCCATGCTCCAGCCTTCGAGTTGACACACCATTAAATCAAATTCTATTTCTTGTAGCAGCTTTACTTTAAACCTCTCGCGTGCAAAGACATTTACCCGTTGACGCACATCACGGTTAATCATCGGGTCATGCTTGGGTTCTTTGTTATTGGGGATGAATTTTTTCACGGGGTGATGGTTGTCTGCTATGTTGTTAACATGAACATTCAGAGATTTTACAAGAATTCTTACTCCTCCGTTTAAGACGCTTTTCCCGTTTGTGTAAAAGTCGTATCCGGTCAAAGGAGAACCAGTATGCTTGTCAATGGAGAAACCCTCAGGTGGTTTATCGTAGAGTTCCCAATTCATGTATTTACTCATGGTTGTTTTATTTCAATAACTCCGGGCTGTCGTAAATATTACCTACATATCTAATCCCGAACATATCTATCATTTGTCCTATTGGCTTATTTCCAAGATTTTGAGACAGAACTTCTAATAGCACAAAAGAACCGATTTTATCACTATACACTACTTCACATAGTACACCAGCGCATTCAACCAAATCATGCTCATATATTTCTCTATCATTGTATTTAACTCCCGTGAACTGACCAACAGTTTCAGCCCATACGTCATCGCACCGGCAGTCTTCCGGAGAATATATCTTTGCCTTGTCTGTGAGGATAAGTCCGTTTTCGTCCCTTCCGGCAGTATAGAAAAAAGAGAGAAATCCATATATCCATTTCCCCGTATCAGTGCTTTTTCCTCTGAATTTTATTTCACGTTTCATAATCAAATCTCCTCAACTTTAAAAGATAATTTCTCAAGTTTCTCAATCTGCTTACGAAGAGAAGCGATTTTCCTAATCTTCATTTCTTCCGCCTTTTTCAACGCTTCGGATTTATCGGTGAATGCGTTTTCCCCTATACGGAAGTAAGAACATAAACCATCCCTTACATATTCTCTATCTTCAAATCTACTTCTAATAATATCTGTTTCTATCTCTTTAATACCTTCTGTTAAGGCATACTTTGTTATAAATACTTTTGCCATAGTTGTAATCATTTATAAGGTTAAAGTGAATTAAGAGAGGCAGCGGACACGGGGCGAACCCAATCGTCACTGTCCTGAATGTTGTCGTATCTAAAACCGTCGCCCCAACTGAGAATAAAATTGCGTTTGTTTCCTTTTCTCGTAGAACACCAATACCAGTCATCTTTCACTGGTTGTTTTCCGCAGATAGCTAAGGCTGCATTCAGCATAACCTTATGTTCATACCCTAAGACACTCTCTTGTAGTGTAGGAATGCGCCAACTTAATCCACATAAGTCCAATGCTATGACTTTCTCAGCAATTTCGCTTCCGGATGCAGCCAATGCTTTGGTATTGCCTATTCCATCGGTATCCTTCATGCCTTCTTCTGTGGTTGGATATATCTTTCCTGTTTGCTCTTTCTCCCAATCAAGAAGAATATGGGTATCATTATCCATATCTTCCGGATAGAAGAATAAAGCATTGCCATCATGGATAATAACTACACATTGTGCCTGTTCGTTTTCTTCATGCAGTCCCCAAAATTTAGGTTCTACAAAATTCTTATTGACGGTAAAGATAAATACACCATTACCTACATTTTCTTTTGTGTAAATTCCTTTGTTCATAATGGTTATATAAGTTTTAATACTTCTTGTATTCCGGCTTCAAGTGCTTCCTCGTAGGTATTCCACTGTCCACCATCATTAGGACCTTTTAATACCCCATCAGTTATATGAGTTCCATTATCAGCCTTGCATATATCATAGCCATAGCCGCAAGCGTTTCTAATGATGGAAATATGTAGGTCCTTGGTTTCACGTATCCATTTTTGGGCGATGGATTGTGGCGGTTGGGTACATACTTTTATCGGTAACTCACTATTTGTTCTACTGGTCGTATATTGTCTGCTATCTTCAACATTAATAGCAAGCGAATATGGCTCATTAAACCCTTTCTCTTTCAGAATCTTTGCTGTCTCTAATGTTACAAATTCTTCGGTCATGACTATTCATTTTTAAGTTCTTTCAATACCTTTTTCGCTATCTCATAGTGAGATAACTGCCAATCAGAACAAATATCATCCGCTTCATCATCGTAATGATTGGCGTATACGTATGAGTCCAATTCTTCCCTAAACTGTTCTCCGCATAATCCATTGTCATCACAATCATCGTACATTCTCAATTCATGGGCAACTTCCTTACATTCTTGATGTGTGATAAAGTCATACACGACTCCGTCATATACATTTGTCTGGCGAACATATTTTTGTCCCGGCTGTATCTTATAGCCACAAAACTCACATATATGCTCTTTCTTGGCTGTTGGATAAGTTTCTTTTAGTATTGTTGGCATGGTTATTCCTCCTTTTCTTTAAATTGTTCGATTAAATACTTAACAATCCAATTCTCTTCAATTTCTTTCTAAAATTCTTTTCATTCAAGGCTTGGTCGTAATAGCAATCAGGTTCTATAACCGTTTCAGCTTTGGTTACAGGAAGCCCATTAAAGCCAATAGCAACCTTGTGTATAATAGAAGCTCTCTTGATTTCCCCTGTTTTTCGATTAAAAGAGAACAAGATATGTCCCGGATTCTTCTTAATCCTATTGATTAATTTATATTCTGTTTGCTGCTTTTGCAGATATTCTATCTGTTCCTTAGAAAGATTATCTTTTGTTATAATAGGTACTATATCCATTTTAATTATTCCTCCTTATCTATTTTTACTTTGCCATGAATGACAAATCCATCAGCGCTAAACATCGCGCATCTTTCATCAAAACCTCCGTGGCAGAAGCTATATAAAGAGCAATCCTCACAATAAAATTCATTGTCAAGTTCGCTTTTAATTATAGCTTCATGCAGCACTCCGTCTATTATTATTCCGTTCTTTACTTCCATGATTATTCTCCTTTCGTTATTTGTTTTCCTTCCTTTTTTTTGCATTCTTCACAATGCAATTTATAAGCATAAGCAAACACATTCAAAGTAATATCATCAAAATGAAAGTCCGCCTGCTTGCCTTCTACTACAACAGAAACACATAAGCTTCCATTACAAAAATTAATATATGCTTCACCACCTCCATCTCCCTGAATGGAAAGGGTTTGTGTCTGTACACTATCCATGATTCACCTCCTTCTCTGATATTCGTTTTAATGGATCAAAACTCATATTTATTCGTTGTACCCCATCTATAACGTCTCTTATATTGAAACATTGTAAACTGCCCAAAACGTTTGTCATTCTAAATACAGGATTTGCCATACAAATATCAGTAAGAGCGTCTATCAACAGTTCTTTACTTAGATGTCGCAACTGAATCTTGATTAAATTCCGTATTTCTTCATCATTCATAGTTATTCTCCTTTCCGATATATCCATTTTCAACGCACCAGCAAAGCGTCTCGTAGGCTGCATCAATAATATTTTCAGACTTTTTCGAGATAAGTTCTGTAGCATCAGATTTATAGTAATATATATCCCAATATCCACAAGACGGTTCAATGCAAATCTTATAAAAATCGGAACTTATAATTATAAGTGTCGGCAACTTGTCGAGAATGTCCTGCAAAGTGTAAGTGGAAATTATTTCCCAAAATGCACTATCTCGTTTTTGATTAATTACATCTTCATATATTTCAAGTTCCCATTTTGCATTTTTATAAGAAAGAGCGTAGCACCAACACATGCTTCCATCGCTTGTGTCCAGCCCAAGCTCCTTCAAATGTTCCATCTGTTCGACTGATAATACATATTTTGATTTCATAATCATTGCTTTTTATTAGGTATTAAATCATCCAAATACGCCCATTCTTCAATGGCATCTTTGGAACACTCGTAATCATCGCACTCTTCATCGTCCCAGCACTGCTCTGTTACATTCCAATAGCGGACACCGTAACCAGTTCCAGTGCTTAATTTCCCATATACAAGGCATGGTATCTGCGGATAATGTTCATTTTCGTATTCTCCATGAGCTTGTGGCACTTCATCTTTGGTCTTATGCCACACGCTATTAATGCGCCATTCAGCACCAGCTATATAAGCCCGTTCTGTTACATCAAGTACTGCATCGCGAGCACCGGCATCATAATTATCTTCTTCAAAGTTTATCTCAAAATCGCTTGATTCCAATATCTTTTGGAGATAGTTGTAGGCTGCTTCTTCTACTGTCTGTTTCATAACTTATTTCTTTTTCCAATCAGTTTTGAATTATCTCTATTGTTAGTCCTTAAATCTTATAATAGACCGGTTGACAATACCTTCCTCTCCATCTTCATAATGTTCACCACAAGAAAATTCTTCATAGCCTTTTTTCTCTATCTCCCAACGAGGGTCGAACGGATAATTGAAATCTGAATTAGAGTGGATTTCACCAAGTCTTTTAAAGTCTCTGTTAAGTTCTTTGTCTTTTATATCAACAATTACAGAAACCTCTCTTTGCAGGGTATATGTAACCTTATACTTCATTTTTTGAGGATTTAAATATTTTTATAGTAGTCATTCTGTTTAATAAAGCCATGAGAATTAAAGCTAAAGCAACTTTCAATAACCGCTTTTTACCAACAATTATAATGTTGTTTCTAACCATTCCATTATCAGTCATTATGCTATACCAATTTTTATAGGGTAGCAAGACTTTATAGACATATATTTTCTCAACGATTTTTTTCATAATCAATGACTTTTAATTTTCTTATATTTACCACACTTCTTGCAGAAATAGTGACGGACGGTGTACCAACTGCTATCGCCCCAATCATCAACAACTTCAACTCTCCTTTCAAATAAGTATTCCCACTCGTGGCAACAGAACCATTTCTTTATAACGGCATCAATTAGGCGTTTCATAAACAATCGTTCTCCTTTACAATTCTACCATCGTCTAACAACGTGTATAGTTTACCCTTATATGTCAGAGCGAAACACCATTGGCGGGCATACTTCAAATACTGATGCAATTTGTATCTGTGCGGGTGTTTCTGCATCTCTTTTTCTATTCTTTTCTTCATTCCCATAATTCAGAACCACTCTTCATCCACTCCGACCTCTACCGAAAGCCAGTCCATGAGGAGGGTTATAAGGTTATAAATAGGTTTCATCTCGCTAAACTTTTATCGCGTTGGCAATATTATCCGCATCCGACAGCTTTCTTACCAGCACATCAAACGCTGCTGTACACCGCTCTGTGTTCATATTGACCGTTTTCCCGATTTTCAAACAGTCGGAAGCAAGGTTCATCATCCTTGTCACATTGGAAAGCTTCAGGTATTCCAACGTAAACCCGTTAAACCGTGAATCTTTCTTTCGAAGCTCTTTAATCCTTTCGTCAAACTGGATGCAGGCGTAATCACATAATGTCCTTGCAAGTTCGAACCTTGCAATCTCTGCGGAATGGGGTACGCCGTTATCGTCGAGAACCTGCTTGAACTGCCAATACAGCATATCCACGTGCTTGTTCACTTCTTCCGTATACTTGTCGTTGCAGTCGGCGAAAAACTCGCTCCGGTCTGAACCGATAACGCTGTTTACAGTACGCTCGTATTTCTTTCTTGCCTTATCGGAATCATTCAAATACCGCTTGAATGCCTGTTTGTAATAAGGCGTTCTCTTCATCGCATGCAGACACTCGATAACCTGCCCGCAACAGATGTCGTTCGTGAGCAATATGTTGTAGGTGCACAGAACTACAAGACTCTCATATTTGCTGATTATCTGATTTGCCGTGTCGGTGGTCATTGCCTTGCCTGTTCTGCCTTGTTCATATTCTTGTTTTTGCTCTCTTTTGCAAGTTCATCAATCATGCGCTGATACTTCCTTGCCACCAACGGGTAGCGTATGCGCATTGCATTGTCACGCTGCCACTCCAATTGTTCGATTTTCTTTTCAATCTCTATGTCCATGATTATTTACCGTTTGTTTCTTATTTGGATAAACCCTCGTTTTTCGCATTCCTTTAACAGTTCCATATCTTCATCCCTTATATCGCATGGCGTCTCATGATTAACACTCATGTAATCCGATATGCCAAACTTTTTGCATATATCATAGTAAAAGCGTCTTTGCCTGCCTCTTGTCGTCCAACATATTGTAAGTCTCATACTTTATTGTCAAATTTATGCTTTCGCCAATACTTATAACTGGCATACTCTCCACGTCTATCAAACATTATACGCTCGAATGTACCAACACGCCGCAATGCTTCGTTTGCGTACAGGTCTCCACCGGCTATCTTAACTTTCAACATCTCAATGTACTCTTCTCGGCTATACTCTTCTCCAGTAAAAACATTAATTTTTTCTTCCGGCATTGAGTGTATCACTTCATCCCGCTCCTTATCGTAAGTGGCAAACCAGCTCATGATGACAGAACCGTCTATTTTGCCATAAAATCCACCGTATGATGAGTTTTCCCTTGCCCGTTTAAAACAAAGGCAAACATCCTCAATTCTAAAATAATAATACTTGTCAAGGATAGAGTTTACAATGGATGCTACTTGATAGTCATTCATATCCTCGCGGCTACGGCCGTAAAACAACAGAGTACCTTCTATGAACTTTACAAGAACCGCCTTTATGCAGGTTTCGTTATCTTTCCTCCATTGTGATAATTGTATGGGAGGTGCGTTTATCGCTTGGCTTATGGAAGTTATCTCATTACTGATGTTCTTGCAGATAGCAATCAGCTGCCTGGAAGATAGAACCGCTATTTCCTTGCTTGTTAGTGTGATTTCTGTTCCCATTGTCTTTTAGTGGAAATAACCCTTGGTAATTATTACTCATGCTTTGCTCTATTATTGCAATCATCATCTGCTTGTCACCTCCCGAAAGAGTTAATAGCTTCCGGTAACATGCCTCTGCTCCGGTCTGCTTGTATGACTGCCCCCTCTCTTTTTTGTAGTTGAGCCAGTATATGAATATATCCTTATATTCTTCCTCTACGAAATAGAGGTCAAGTACCTCTTTCTTCCTTATTGAGTTTCTCCCGTCTATCCATGCTTTCGCTATTTCATTTCGGATTTCGGAAGGATATTTCAACGCATACTCTTCTGATTGCTGCTTTATTGTTTTCATATTATTACTTTCTATATGGTATTAAGAAATTTGTTCACGAAGTAAACTTGTCCTTTGCCACTAACTTTTGTAGTCAATGTCGTATGTAAAACGCCATTACTTCCAGAGCGTACGCCTTTTTTGATTACAAACAACCCTTGTTCTATGTATTTCTGATTTGGCACGTTATATCTTTCTCCATGCTTGCCCAAATATCCGTTTTTACGCATCCATGCAAACAATCTCTTTTCGCCTATATCGTATCCATTCTGCGCAATTAATTTTGCAAGTTCTCCGATAAGGCATGAACTTTCCGCTCCACTAAATGCGTTTGTAAAGGTTACAGCAGGTTTGGTTTTTTCAATTATGTTTTTGTTCTGTTCTTTGAGGATTTGATTTTCGCAAGCCATTCTTTGCTTTTCCTCGCGTTCGCTCTTTAACTGCGTTGCAAGGCTGATAACAAGGTCGGGGTTGTTTATCATCTGCTCCAAAGTTGGCTGCGTGGCGGTCATACCGTATTTAAGAAGCTCATCTACTCTCATATCCACCCATACCGCTAAATCGGAATTTAGTTTTTGTGCAACACGAATAGCGACAAGACGGTGTGCCCAAGTGCCTGGATTATCTCCACCTCTCTTAACTATCAGTAAATCAGCCAAACTAAAATTTTTTAGTTTGGAAAGTGATGTGCAATAATCGCTGATTTCCTGCGAGTTAACAATTGTGGATAAATTCTTATCGGGATAGGCTTTCGCCATAGCCGTAAGGTTTACCATAACATCACTCCCTTTCTCAAAAGGAATTATATTTCCGTTGTAATCGAATTTAATAATTGAAGTATTCATAATATTTAATTTTTTAGATTTTGCTCAATAGAAAAGTTTCTCTCCCTTTTTTCGGAAAGTGAGGTAGCCCGATAAAAGACTACCAAACACGATAAGTATTTCAATCATGGTTGTTACTTCTTGACTATCCCCGTTCTTCTGTATTCCGCCCACTTATCGTACTGCTTCGTCTTTACGAGGAAAGAGAAGCACGAGCATTTTAATTCAATCTCCCTGCGTTCGCTCCATCTTGTCCATTCGAGAAGTTTTTTCGTAAACTCCAGTTCCTTTTCGAGCTTTGCGATTTTCCGCTTGTCGGCTGCGCTTGATTTTACAACCTTTGGCGCAATCTCGTTCACCTTGTGAAAGACTTCACGGTACACGTCAAATACGGGGCGAACTTTGCGGGCAATGAAGTATTCTAAGCAGGAGACGGAGAGGTGGTATTCTATTGTTGGTCTGCCGCCTTTTGGGTTTTCCGCTTTTTGGCGCAAAACTTGATAATCAACGTCTTGGATGAAGTTTTTAGTTAATTCTTTAGTCGCATTATCTTTTCTTGAATAGGCAAGCATCCAGCAACTATCAAGGTTAACAGGGTAGGGAACATTCAGTTTTGAAAGTTCTAAAATAGCTTTGAAATAGCGTTTGATTTCTTCGGTTGAAGAAGATAATGAAAGGGTGCACGTGTCGTGTGCAGACGTGAGTCCACAATTTACTATACTTCGATTGCTGCTCAATTTCATTGGACTTGGCATGTTATGAAATTTGAGTTATTAAAATAAGAAAGGCTATCGCCTCACGAACCGCCAAGTCCAAGTTATTACATAATCGTAGTAACCCATGTGAGTGATAGCCTCTATATCTTTGCAATATAAACGCAATGCGCAGCCACAAAAAAAATAGCTACTACAAATTATGTCTAATACATGAACTTGGCGTGTTCGCCGCAAAGATACACACTCAAATCAAAATGCCAAAGGAAAACTATATTTTTTTAATCCAAAGTCTTGATAGCAATTTCAACACGAGGATTGTCCTTATCAACGAATTTGCGTGCATGGATAAGGCAGCAGTTGTTATCGTTCTTGATACACTTTACAATTCAACTTCCTTGATTATAAATTCTATTCTTGGATTTACTTTGTCTATAAACTTCTCTGCTACTATCTTCACGCAATTACGGTCATTCTTGATAGCTTTGCATCCTTGTAGACAATCAAGTACTGTCTTGAAACAATTGTCGAGGTCTGGGCGTTGGTTTTCATAGAATACATTCAAATAAAGTTCAAACAGCCCTGCTATCATCTTACCTCTGTACTGGTTACATTGTAGATAGAACGACTTTTCATATTCATTCAATGCCGGCTGTTTGGCAAGACTGCCATGACCGCGGATTGTTATAACTTTATAACAATTAGATTTACTCGGTATCTTGCCCCTTATTATCTGTTTATTATATATCATGTTATGGTAGTTTTAATTTTATTTCATTGATAAGTTCTTCATTGGATATACAATAGCCGGCATTAGCTATGTCGCATAAATGCCTTTTTAAATCGGTCGGATTGTTAAATTCAATAGGTTGCTCTCCAAAAGGAGTAATGGGAATTCCTTTTTTATATACCACATGCCCTCGTTTTTCTATTTCTTCAATCAAATCTTCATCAGAGGCAACGGTCATAAAATCATCGAGATAATCTTCTATATATATGTCCGTCTCGGTTGTGATTGTAATATACTCTCTTTTTTTCTTCATATATATTTGATTTTAAGTTCCACATCCACCGGCTTATCTTTCATCATGGAGAAAGCATCGAGTATCCTCTCCTTAGTCAACTGGATAGGTCGGGTCATTATTTCACTTTCTATGTTTCCAACGGTATCTTCTTTCCGTCATAGGTAATAAGAATCGCAGAAGTTATTACGTAAAGACTCATGTCTTGTATTGTTTCTTTATCTGCCTTGCAATCTTCTTGTTCAACTTACTTAGACGCTCTGCCTGCTTGCTGTCACCTCCAATATTATGAATGTCTGACTTTCGGTCTGCGATAAGCTTCTGAATGATTGCACCTTCGGATTTGGTTACTATAAGTTTCATTCAAGTTTTTATTTAAATCCCCATTCTTCCATGTAGTCAATGTTTTCAGGAAATCCTTCTACCGATTTGGGACTAAGGAATATTTTCTCACTCTTCAATGGAGTGCCTCCCCAAACAGTAGCAGGGCATTCTTCATATTCTTCTTTAGAAACTTCACTTACATTAAAATGGGGTTGGAAGCCATATCCCATTACGCTTTCCCCTAAGTAAGTACCAAACTTCTTTAAAGCCCATTGAAATGCAATATCTTTATATAGGTAATGTTTAGAAAACACAGCCACATATATTTTATGAGAGAAATTTCCTGTTTCTGTTAAGTCAGGATTACATCTGATACAGAAATACTTAATACGTGAAAGTATTTCTTCAACAAACCTTTCATGCTTTTCGCAATCTTCTTTCGTTAAGAACTCTTTTCCGTCATTTGCAATGTAAATAGTCTTGGTAATTTCTTTTGTTTCCATACTGTTTTTTATTAAAGTCCCGAAGCGTATTCTCCGGGGCACAACCATTATTTACTAACCCTTGCCATTTATGTGTGGCTCACATTTATGAGGGGCGTGACAGAATCGAACTGCCCTCCTCTACAATGCTGCGCATTACATTAGTCACACCAGCCAAACGCCCCATGTTCACCCGCCCCATCTTCGCAGACCGGACAGGCAGGTTAACAAATAGTTCCCGGATAGGCGGTCAAGCCACACCGGGATAGTTAACTGTTAGCTGAAATTAAATCACTTAACCCGAACCTTTCACGGGACTTCTGCGTGAGCAGAGGGCTTTCGGTTAATTATATCAAGTCTAAAATCTTTGTCTTTGCAATAGCGTCCAGTTTCATATCTTGAAGCCCCTGTTTCATGTATTCCGCTGCCTTTTTGTTGGCATCGTCCATGTCTTTTGCCGAAAGGAGAACATAGTATTTATTCTCCTTTTCTTTTCCGTTGTCGTCTACGAAAATCTCAACAAGAGTAACCTTATAAAAGAACTCATCTTCCTGCTTTTCGTTGACAATCTCACGTATCTTGCTTCGGCTGATTGCGAAAACATCACAATCGCCATTGTACAGTTCATTGCCTTTCAATTCCACATGACCGAAAAGTTCATCATCAGTTATGTAATGTTCGGTGACTTCTTTTTCATCACCTTTCTCGTTAACCTTGTTTACTTTTAGCTTAAATTCGTACAGCATAATTTTATATGTTTTTTGATTATTAAATTATTTAATATCTATATGCAATAGATTTTCTCGTATACCATTCATTTTAAGCCATTTTTCAAAAAGAGATTTTGCCTTTTCCAATGTATCTATGCAATCACCATCATGCGTATAACATAGTTTATTTGAGTAATTTACATAAATATATTTATGTATACATTTGTGCGCTTTCCTGCTTAAAAGAAAAACAGAAAAAGGAGAATTATAATTCCAATGATGAGCTTCTTTCCCGGATGTATCATATCCTCTTCTTCTAAGCATTGATGATACCATTTTCTCCTTTGGACAAATTTTAGTTACAGATTTAAATCTATCTTTATAACCAAGCCTTTTAAACTTTTCGCGTCCTCTTACGCGTTCGAGTTCCATCCATTTTTCGTCTTTAGACTTTTCATGGTATCTTTTTATTGAATCTTCTTTTGTGCAAGACTTGCATTTATTTAAATGCCCGTCACCCATTTGAGAATGCCTATAAAATTCAGTTATAGGCAAAATTTTACCACACTTAAAACATCTCTTCTCTTTCATATTCTAAAATGGGAGTGAATCATCATCAACCTGCACAACAGGCGCTTCCACCGTAGCTGCGGCATTCCCGGAACCCTCAAACTCATAAGGCTTGAAGTCTCCCAAGTAAACCTTTGACTTGGCTTCTGCTTCTGTCTTGTTCGCATCCTTATACTGCTTTGATAAGTATTGTTTGCAGTAATGGGTATTGCCGTATTGGCTCGGCTCTCTACGCTCATTAATATTAACGTTAAGATAGACGGCTTTTACTTTCAGGTTCTCGTCCATACTTACATAAAGGTCGTTTTCTTCTATCGGAATGACAACGCATTTCTTATTCTTGATTGTTGCTATGCCCGCTTTTTCGAGCTTTAGCAAATTTACGTTTCCGGTTAAATTCATTTCTTATTGAGTATTTGATTAATAATTTTATTTGCTTCGGTTATACGCTTCTCAAATTCGGCTATTACAGCTTCATCTCTTGTTATCTCTACAATGTGAATGCTATGCTTCAAGAACGGGCAGAAAACGACAAAATCGGCTTTGCCCAAACCCGTACAGGACATCTCCGCTTGTACTTGGTAGAAATATTTAGGATTAACAGCTTTCAGAGTTTTGTTATCCTTAACCTCTGCCATGTATTCTATGAATGTTTTAGGCAAAGGACATTTCACCTCTACCACCTTTCTTGTGCCATTCCTAATCGCTATCCGGTCGGGAGAAGCTGAGAAATAAGGTATTGTAGGATGTTGTATGCTTTCGCACTCTTCAAGTTCGCATCCGGTAACAAGCTGATAACATTCGGCTGCGAAATCCTCATTATCATGCCCAAACTCTATAAACTTGTTGTTGATGCTTACCTGGTTTTGGTATATCTCAAACAGATAATCATCTTCAATATATTTAGGAAGAATATTACGCTCTGCTGCGACTTCATATATATAGGAAAGAGCTGTCTTTCCAAACAATTCCCCTCTCTTTCCGCTTGTCATAAGGTCACCAATGCGGCTACCAGTTATCTTTCCCAAGCGGGACACCAGCCATTCCTTTGAACCTTGTTCTATCATTGTGCGGGCTGGCTAAAGATTTCACCTGTTGTCTTATCAATTACTGGCTTCATTGCTTTTTTCATAGCTTCTTTCTTTGCTTCCTTACTTCCTCTGATTGGTTTCATAAGTTCATCAACAGTAGTATCTCCGTCTTTCAGGGACTGAACAATTCCAAGAAGTAGCGCGATTTCATCTGCTTTAATCTGATTGATTGTCTGTTTACCACACAACTTGATTGTTTCCTCTTCTGTAATTCCGTATTCGTCAAATAAAAAATCTATTGCTCCTTTTCTTCTCTTGATTATTTTTTCTTCATCAGACAAATCGCCAGTGATGAACTTTTGCGCAGCCCTATAAACTTTCTCAACGACCGCTTTTGGAACGACCGCAAACACCGCATTTCTGTATGCAATACTGTTTGCTGCATTCCCAGTAACGGTAATCATATCATCCGAAAAACGTTGTCCTTTGCTATTGACAATACTTCTGCGAACTTCAAAGGCGGAAGCTACGTTCGCTTCCAAATCCCAGCAGGTTCCTCTACTGATTATCTGCTTATCGGTGATTTGAACCACCTTGGCTTCTGTCCTTATGTTCCCCCAGTTAGATACAATAATCTTGGCGAGGTGCACAGATGGGCCGGTAATAGGTTTCCCACCACGAGGTAACGCATACCCGCAGCTTTGCGCCGTCTCAACATCCATTGTTGCTATAGCGATAGAATTGTCAACGCATCTTTTAATACTTCTTGGATATTGTTTAGCTGTTGCCACTTGACTGTCAACACTGGCGCGTTCAACCGCATCTGCCTGTACGATTTGTACATCCTGCGCTTCTACAGGAAGCACTTCGTAATTTTCTAATCCCATAATATGATAAATTTTTAATTCAACAATATCTTGATAACCCCTGACTAAGGCAGAGATTAGTTCTTTCTTCTTCAAGTTCAGCAGGAGTGTAATCGTATTGGTTACATTCCATCTCTGCGCGCAACTCCTCAATGTCTTCCTCTATAAGCTGAATGATTTCTTCTTTTGAAGAATAGCCGTATTTGGGAAGATAGCCCAAATCGCAAGCTTTGACTTCGTTCAGCTCCTTGTACAGTTCTTCAAGTTCATTTTCCATTGTATTGTGTTTTTAAACCGCCCGTACAAGGTTAAAGGGAAGCGGTGCGCACTTCGCTTCTCTCACGGCTTTTAGTACGGTAATAGCTCTGACCTTTTCTGCGGCTGAATTTGGTTAAGTAAAATAGTACATCTTGCTGTTCCCAACTCCCAACTTCTTCACTCTGATAGTTGTAATGAACGGAAAGTCTTTTTTGGAAATCTTGCTTAGGGCTTCTTTAATAGGAGTGGAGTTTGTAAAGAACTTGCATTCCGTACCTTCATGTTTTATTTTTACTACATATCTGTCTGAACCATGCTGTGTTTTTACACCCGATTCAAAATCAAGTATTTCAATTTCACAGTTAAGAATATCGGTTATTGAAACCTGCGGAACTGGAAATATATGTCGGTCTGCATCAATTTCAATTCCTAATTCACTGAATCTTTTCATTCTTAATAATCTTTTTAATAAGGTGCTTAGAATTACAATGCTTCGCCCAACCCAGCCATGAACAGATTGCCATTTTGTAATCATGCGGGGTTATATTCTTTTTGTTTAATGCAGATACTTTACGGCAAAAGTTTTTCTTTATGGATTTCCGCATCAATGTATGCGTATGAAAAAATACGTATCCCACGAAATCTATTCCCCTGCTATCTACCGGAAAAAACTGATAGTTGCCCTTTAATTGCAGGTGCAGTTTCTCATTAAGATATGAGTTGATTTCAAGAAGAATACTGTGTAACTCTTTCTTGCTGCTGGAAAGTATCACCATGTCATCGGCATATCTGTAATAATATGGCATTCGCTTTTCTTCCTTAATCCAATGGTCGAAATAAGAAAGATATAGATTCGTAAAGAATTGGGAAAGATAGTTACCGATAGGAACACCCGGTGCTGAATCTATAATACCATCCAGAAGGGCAAGCACCTTTATGTCTTTTATTTTCTTACGTATGATACGTTTCAGTATGGAGTGGTCTATTGACGGATAATATTTGCGAATATCCATTTTCAGACAATATTTTGTTCCATCAGCATCTTTCAGGTCTTTCTTCAAATGTTTAACCACTCCATGAATGCCTTTTCCTTTGATACAGGAATAAGTGTGTGAAATGAAAATCGGTGTCCATATATCTTCAAGGATGTTCATTATAGCGTGATGCACAACACGGTCACGAAATGGTAGCCTGTATATCTCACGCTCCTTTGGGTCATGTATAATGAAAGTCGTGTATTGAGAAGTGATATAGCTTCTTTCCGACAATTCTTTGTGCAAGGAAAGTATGTTGTTATCCAAATCTTTCTCAAACTGAATAACTCCATACGTTTTTCCTTTGCCCTTTTTAGCTTTAGAATAAGCAAGATAAAGATTATCTATATCATAGATGCGATGATATAAATTCCCAAAGCGTTTCATAGCCTTTGTTTTCTAATAAGAGTTTTCGGGTTAAACCTACCAACACCGTTTGAATTGTTGTTTTCCACCAAGAGGTGAGGTTTCTGCCCTTTGAAGTTTTACAACATAGGCGAGACCTGCTACCTGCATTCGCATACGCATTATCGTAATTCGAATCGTTGAAAGCGAAAAAGGAAGGAGACAAGGGCAGACGACCTTTGTATGCTTATCCTATCTGGATGTCTTTCCAAATGTCAATAAATTGTTTTGCCGAATATTCCGCAAGTTCGCGTGTTTTATAACAAAGGCGAGACCCGCGACCCGCATCCGCAAACGCATAATCGTAATGCGAAACGTCGAAAGCGAAAAAGGAAGGAGACATAATGAAATAGGGATAATACTTGTTCTCATCCGAGTTATCCCAGTCTGCTTTCCAGCCTTCATTCAGAGCTTCCGTAATAACTTCCATTTTATATAACGCAATGAAATGCCTGCGCATGTCTTTGGGTAAATCTGAAAAATCAGGGACACCTTTTCTTCCTGTTTCTTCCATTGCGTCTTCAAACGTTTTGATTCTATCCATTACGTTTTGATTGGCAAATATTTCTTTGCCGTATAGATTTTCAAGCATCTGCTTTCCTTTATTGTCCGCTTCTCTCCAAGCCTTTAAAGCGTCCTTTTTATCTACATTTAAAGTCATAATTGTAAGTTTATAGGGTTATAGAATAAATTGTTTCCACAAATCAATGAATTGCTTCCCGCAATAATTGGAAAGCTTTTCGCTTTTCAAACAAAGGCGAGACCCGCTACCCGCATGCGCACACGCATTAGCGCAACACGAACCGCAGAAAGCGAAAAAGGAAGGAGACCCATTAGGCTTGAACCACGGATACCAACGTTCCACGTTAGCATCGCATACATTAAGTTTCTGACCTCCATTTAGAGCTTCCGTAACGATAGCCAGCTTTTGATAAGCAATATCGTGTTCCGTCAGGCCTAACTCCAATAGCTTTTTCTCATCGAGTGGTTCCCTTCCCAACTCGTGACAAGCATCAAGGTAGGTTTTCACTCTTTCTGTAACGTCTTGTGAAAAGAAATCCTCTCCAAAGGATTCTTCCAATACTGTTTTTAGTTCTTTTGAACCGCTCCGATATAGTTCACGGGCTTTTTGTTCACTTAATTGTAATGTTTTCATATAATTGTTATTAATGGGTTTCAAATAAAAACCGGACTATCTTCACAGACCGCCCGGCTACAACTAAACAAATACTTCATCTGTAGTGAAGATGTTGCGACACCCGGACTCGAACCGGGACGAGTTGTCAAGCTCCGCACATCTAAGGTTTGACATTCCTATCATAGAGTGCTACGTCTACCATTCCGCCACGTCGCAGTGTTCCCCGACCAGCACGTGGACGGGACTGTCTACATTAAAAAGCTATCATGAATTATTCACCCTTACAGGCTTTGTTCCCCTGAACCAATTCGATTGGCAACATCACGTTATTATCAGGGGATTTTCTTAATTTTGTGTCGCCAAACTAAAAATTAAGAAATATGGATTTATCAGAATTAATCAAATGCTACAATATGGAGCATAAGTCTTTGTTTACCGCTTTTGCGGTATCGTTCCCCGTCTTATTTACTGTCTTGTATCTGTACATACCCGAGTTTGCCAACTTGGAGTTTTATGAACAGGTTGTTTTCTCAGCCACTGCATCTATCATTTGCGTGTATATATCGTACCTTTTTGTTGCCGTTGCGTATATAGCGGCAAGAATTCGATATAAACCCCAATACTTATTCCTACTTTCGGGTACCGTCATCGCCTCCTCCCTTCTTATCTTCTTTCCTGCTAATTACAATCTTGGATATAGATATGTGATAAGGATTTTCTTTCTTACATATATCTTCTTTTACGGATTTATTGCATTTGGCTTCTTGATTGTCAGAGCATGCGTGAATTGCTTTGTCTATTATTTTCGTCATCAAATAGACAAAAATAATGCCGCATCCGAACCCGAGAAAGAAAACGAAGAATAGATTAATATAGTTGAAAAGCGTATCCATTGCTGTTACAATTTAGTTAACTCCCGTGGGCGTTCCGATGGTTGCCTTACTACTCTCAAACATCTATTGAGAGCCACGGGATAATTACATATTACTTCAATTTTCTGATTATATCACCGCCATAAGAATATTGAGTTAATTCTATAAACTCATGTACGGTATAAGTATCATTGTCAATGTCTATTCCCTTATTGGCACAGAATGACAGCCTTCCTTGCTTGCACGAACCGGTCAGCACATGATGCCAATGGAACAATTCTTTAGCCGATACCTTTTTAGTAAAGTCCTGAAAATGCTTTTTAAAAGCTTCCAACCTTTCCTCCTCGGTTGAATCGTCATACAATTTTTCTTGAAGCGAAGCAAAGGCCTCGTGCAATGTTTCTCCATGAGCGAATTTCCCATTCCTTTTTGCAACAAATGTCTCAGTCAATGTAAAGTCATCGTTCAGTGTATATCCTTTAGCTACATTGTCATGAACATGCTTGATAATTGTAGGAATATCATCAATGATATATGCTTTGTCGCCATTGAATGTTTTAATTCCATCGCCATCGCCAGAGCCATAGCCATAGCCAGAGCCATCGCCATAGCCAGAGCCATAGCCATAGCCAGAGCCATAGCCATAGCCAGAGCCATAGCCAGAGCCATCGCCATAGCCAGAGCCATAGCCAGAGCCATAGCCAGAGCCATCGCCAGAGCCATCGCCAGAGCCATCGCCAGAGCCAGAGCCATCGCCAGAGCCATCGCCATAGCCATCGCCAGAGCCAGAGCCATAGCCATAGCCATAGCCATCGCCATAGCCAGAGCCATAGCCATAGCCATAGCCATCGCCAGAGCCAGAGTATATACTAAGAAACTTTCTTATCTGTTCTTCCATACGGCTACCTCCTCAATGGATTTTATCGCTTCATCTGTACAAGGAATTATTTCTATAACCCCAAAAATAGAGATTATCGGTACAACTAATGTAAATTTACAATCATTAGGTCTTTTCGTTCCCTCAACAGCTAATTGGCTGATAGATGCAGCCCCATACCAACACCACAATCTTCGGCAGTCTGTCAATGTAACCTCACTACCATTTTTTTCTTTCAATACTCCGTAAAATACGCCCGCTCTGTCTGCTCTAATAATTACTTTTTTCCCAATCATAATTCTATATATTTAAAGATTAATAAATATTGGCTCCCTTCAACGCAACAATACGTGTTTAGCTTTCAGCGTGCCCGAATTTGACGGGAAGGGAGTATATATAATAAGCGTGTACGGGCGCCTTTCATTACCACCGCATACTTTATACCGATTTAAGACTGTATCGGACGCTTATGTTGTCTTTATGACCTTTGTCTCTTGCGATACGGGCGCCCAAACCGCATACTCTCTACCGTAGGACATTTCGGTGCGAAGAAACAATCACGATAACCAAGCCTATACGGAGTCCCCGCGTTTCCGCTATCCGTAATCCTCGGTTATATTGAAATAAGTCTAAATATCAGATACTTAAACCTTATTTCACATTCAATACGTCAAAGAACTATGTATTTTGCTCCCTCTGCACGACTCGAACGTGCGACCTTCGCTAACCGGAAATTACCGGATACTAAACCTTCGAACAAGTAACCATAGCGATGCTCTGCCTGGCTGAGCTAAGAGGAAGGAGCGTTGTTCACACAACGCGGTTTCTTTCTATGAACCTTTCAATGCTTTTCAAGTCGTACCAAATGGTACGTTTGTTATATTGGGAAAATGATATTTCAGCATTGTTCCTTAGTTTTTCCAACAGTTTATCACTGCATCCTAAGTATGCCATTGCTTCCTTAGCGGAAAGCCATAGTTTGTTGACCGGCTCTACCTTTCCTACAGATTTCGTTCTTCCCATAACCTACCAACTTAGACTGTCGTAATATTCTTTGTTATTTAAATAAGTCTTTACGATTTGAGTATCGCTACAACCTTCGCCGAGAGAATCTACAATAACATTGTAAGCCGTTTCCGTCATGTTGTATATGACTTCCTGATTATAATCTGATTTGCCTGCGATGCCAAGAAAGAATAAGAAACCGATAAATCCTATTGCAAACATGGCTGTCTGTTTTGATATTTTGTTGATATTCATAATGATATTATTTAAGTCGTTTTACTATCAACCCTTCAGGGCAGCTTGTCGAATAAAAGCTATATCCGTTTTTAGATAGTCTGGACATGGTAGAGCGGGCTACATTGGGTTTTATATGCTTGTCCTTTATAATCACTGTGTCACCGACTTTTATACTTTTTAATGTGTCGGATGGAGATATTTTCTTTACTGCTATTGTCTTGATGTCATTCATATTTATGTGCTAATTGTATTAATCACCCACGAAACAAGAGCCAAAACGCCCTCTGTTGTTAGAAGTATAATAGACGGAAGCCGGAGCATTGAAATTATCATAGGCGCTTCTTTTTGCCGGCTTATAGCCTTCATTCTCCTTTCTCAATCTATTAGTGAACGCTTTATCGTCAGCAGACTTATAGTCTACCATATTGGCTATTTCCTCTTTTACGCGGACAGAAAACTTTGCCATCTTCCATGACTTTTTCAAGCTTTCAGACCAGGTGTATTTTCCGGTCTTGTAGAAGTTGTGAGCCTTTTTCATTATGTCTGATAAATCGCACGGCTCTTTCATTTAAGCTTAGATAAAGGCACATAATCCCCCCACCCACTTCT